ACGGAGGACGAGAAGCGCAAGGCCAAGGAGCGCAAGTCCCGCGAACTCGGTGAGCGAACGGGCCTGGAATCCCGGGATTCCGCTGTGGAGTGCGACTGCGGCATGACGTGGCCGGACGGGAAGATGGGGCAGGGCCACGGCGACAGGTACTGCCGGGCCCAGGTGACCCAGTGCCCGACTCGTTTCGACGGTGGCGCCCAGTGCGCGGGCACGACGGGCCACGCGAGCGACTGCACCCCGAACGCCGACGACATCCCGACCGAGTGAAGAACAAGGCCTTCAAGGCCCTTCTGCGGGCCCGGGGGCGCAAGGAGCCCCCGGCGTCCCAGGAGCGCTGCAAGGCGTGCGGGCACCGGCGTGGGGTCCACCAGGACGGTCTGTGCCGTCTGTGCGGAGGCCAGTACGCGCACCCGGCCCGGCACACGTTCGAGTGACTCGTCCGATCTGATGAGCCCCCTCCGTGTACGACTGCGGAGGGGGCTTCGTATATCCCGTTGCTCTCCAACAATTCCTGTAGTAGCCTTGATGCCATCAAGTCCTGTCAGACCCGAACCACGAGGAGGCCCTATGGCCGAGAGCACCACGTTCCCCTGGCTCCAGTACCTGCCGGAGGACGCCCAGCGCGAGTTCTTCGAGGAGCTGCGGGACTCGTTCCTGCCCCTGAAGGGCATCTCCGTGACCCCGCACCAGTACGTGGAGTTCCTGGACCCGTTCTTCGCGTCCTGGAAGGCCACGGCCGAGGTCCACGCCGACCCCGAGCTTCTCGCGGCTCTCACCCGCGACGACGGCTTCAACGAGGACGACTTCGTGGAGGCCGAGCGGCCCGAACTGCCCAAGCGCGTGAGCAAGTCCAACAAGCTCTGCTCCTCTGTCTGCCCTCCCCACTGGTGCAACCTCACCACCGGGCACACCGGCGTCCACCGCAGCCGCTCCGGCAACACGTGGACGGACGAGGACGCCCGCCGGGCCCGCTACATGCCGGGCTACACGCCGCAGGTCGAGATCCGCGACGAAATTGCGGAGATCAAGGACTTCCCGGGGCCGCGCCATGGCGAGTGAGCGCACGGAGCAGGGGCTCCGGGACTTCCTGGCCCACGTGGGTCTTACCGAGCGGCAGATCGACCAGGCCGTCCAGATCACTCTGGACATCGCCCCGAAGCCCTCGCCCAAGAAGCGCCGGTGCGGAGCCTCCCTGCCGTACGAGGACGGCAGCCAGGGCTGGATGTACTGCGAGCTGGAGTCCGGCCACGCGGACCGCCCCCACATGGACCCGGATGGGCTCCAGTGGACGGACGGCACGATCGTGGAGGTGACCACGGTGGACGAGGTCCGCGCGGTCGAGGACCACGTCCACGACTTCACTGGTGATGAGAACTTCTGTGTCAGGACCGAGACGGGCTGCCAGCTCACCTGGAGCGAATACAAGAAGCAAGATCGAGAGTGGGGGATGGATCATGACTGAGTTGGAGAAAAGGGGCGAAGACCCCAACGAGGAGCCGACGGCGGTTCCTGAGGGCGGGGGCTTGGTGGCCAAGGACGCGGCCGAGGTGGAGCAGCTCAAGGCCCTCATCCAGTCCATGCGCATGAACGGTGCTCAGCACCACTTCGCCTACGGGTGGCAGAAGTACTCCGAAGAGCAGCGCCGGTGGATCGACCACTGCAAGGTCTGCACGAAGGACTACGGACACCCGGCGCACTTCGCCTCGGGCTCGAAGTACCTGGACTCCCGCGTGGTGGAGAAGCAGGCCGTGACCGCCGTCAAGCGCGTGGTCGAGATGCTGGAGGGCCAGGGCTTCAGGCCCCTGCTGGCCCAGAACACGGCCCGGGAGCTGCTGGCGGGCCTGCCGGGCATCCCGGAGCCCTTCGACGGCGAGGAGGAGCCCCAGGGGCGTTGCACCAAGCCCCGGGTCTGCAACGTCTGCTCTCGGGACGAGGACCACCACGAGGGCGCCGACCACCGGTTCTCGTGGGGGAGTACGCCGCGATGAAGGGCTGGACCATGACCGTGTGGCGCTGTGTCTGCGGACGGGAGCACGCGCCCTGGTGGAACAAGACCGTCCAGGCGCCCACGTGCAACGTGATCATGCCGTGGCTGAAGACCTACTCCGAGAAGGTGCCGCGATGACCCCTGACAGCGTCCTGAAGGCCATGGCGGAGGCCCTGGCGGAGAAGTACACGACTGACGGCCTGGACCAGCCGATGGTGAAGGTGCACCCCAACCCGGCAGGCGCAGGCATCGAGGCCCCCTCGCCCCGCCAGGCGGCCGTGGAGGTCATGGACTCCGTGGTCGGCCCGCTCCTGGACCTGGTCTGGGAGATGAAGGGCCTCCTGGAGGAGGCCGGGACCATGTTGCGTGGTCTGGAGGACCAGGCGGAGGAGTTCGACCAGCCCCACGTGTGGGCCCTCCGGGACGAGATCACCAAGCTCGTTGTGACCAAGGTCGAGATGGATGAGCCCGCCGACTGGGACTACGTCCGGCGCTTCTCCGCGACGCCCAACGAGATCCACGACATCCTGCGCTCCGGCCTGCACCCGAACGTCCTGAAGGCGTACGTGGACGCCGTGAAGGCGGGGGAGTTCGACCCCCAGGGTTGACACTCCAAGAAATGTTGGAGAGACTTCTGATGTCCCGCCAGAAACCGAGCCCCGGGAGGGCCTTATGACCGACAAGACCCGCTTCACCCTCGCCAAGACCGGCGTCATCGCCTCCGGCATCACCGGCGCGTTCCTGCTCACCGCCTGCGGAGGCACCGCGACCGTCTCCGGCCGTCTGGACGACACGCGCTACTTGCCGAGCCGTCCGGCCATCACCGTCCCGGCGATCCACCAGGTCCCGGTCTACACGCAGCAGTGCAAGACCAAGACCAAGACGGTCGCGGGCTCCGGCCTCAAGAAGTCGTCCACCAAGACCTACCAGGAGTGCAAGAAGGTCCGGACCGGCTACCGCTCCGAGCACTACACCCGGACCCTGCGGGCCGCCCAGGACGCGGTGTACTGCGTCGAGCTGGACAACGTCGGCGGCCACAAGCACAACGATGACCAGTGGTACGAGGTCAGCTCCACGACCTACTACAAGTGGTCCCACCGGCCCGAGGGCACGAAGGTCAACAAGATGCCCTACTACCGGTCCGTCGCCCACTGCTGGTACTGACCTACCCCGCTCCGATCGGCCCCGCCCGCTCCGGGTGAGGGCCGGTCCCTTTTTAAGAAAGGACGCGCAATGGTGAGAGAGCGGCAGAAGCCCTTCGTCGTGATGCGGCGCAAGAGGCTGTCCCGGCAGCGCACGGCCGTCCTGGTGGGGCTGGCCAACGGTAAGACCGACCGGCAGATGGCCAAGGCCATGGGGATCCGGGTGAGCACCGTGCAGTCGCATGTGGCCTACCTCTTCAACGACTTGCAGGTCCACAGCCGCGAGCACGCGGTGGCCCTCGGAATAAAGCTCGGGTTCCTCACCGAGCGGGAGATCCTGCTGGACGGCGAGTGCCCCGGCCCGGCTCCCCATCCGAATTACTGCCGGTGCACCTGTTCGAACTGCCAGGACGGCAACTGCGGCCAGCACGCCGGGAATCCAACCTGGTTGGGGGACAACCCCTCGCACTGGTGCCTCAGGCGCCTGCATTCCCACTGCATCGACAAGGCCTGCACGTGCGGGTGCGGCCACAATGAACCGGAGGACGAATGAACGAGGACCAGCGCTGGGAGATCCTGGACGAACTCCCCAGGAATTTCCCGATTGCCGAAGCCGACACCCAGACGGACATCGGCTTCGTCGTCCCCGGCACGTACGAGACCTGGTACGAGGGCTGGGCGCTCCTCCTGGGGCATCCCATGAGCGGGGACCGGACCTTCTGCCAGACCTGCGGGATGGGCGGCGAGTGCTCCTTCCGGGCCTTCTACGACGCCATGATCGCCTCGGTGGTCCGCGAGTTGGACAAGGTCGGCCGCCTGTCGCCGCCCGGCATCCGGGTGGTCCGCAAGGGCCCCGAGAGCGGTCCGGTGGCCCTGGGCAACGCGATCGCCTGGGCGCAGGACAATCGAGGGCCGGTCACCTGGTGCGAGCACGCGGACGAGAGGCACGGACCCGAGGCGGGCTGTGTTGAGTGCCGGTGCTCCTGGCCGAGGGGGCATGAGTACTCCGCCATCGGCATGCCGCTGGACCCCGAGACCCGGGAGCGGCTCCTGGAGAGGCTGCGCAAGGAGAAGCCCGAATGAGCTGGATAGGGCGCTGGATGGAGCGCCGCGAGGACCGGAAGGCCGCCAGACGCTACGACAGGGCCGTCATGGCCCCTCCGAGCCCCGAGGCCGCCGCGTACATCCGCAAGCGCCTCCAGGACGGCACAGCGCCCGTTAGAAGGATCCGGAGGCGGGAGTGCAGCGCCTCCCGCTCCGGCCTCTGCCTGAACAACGTGGAGGGCTTCGAGCCCTGCGACGTGGACGAGGGCGAGTGCATCCACCGCAACTTCCAGAAGCCCTGACATCGTCAGGGCCTTGTAGTACAGTCTCAGATCCCGCCAGAGAGAAGAGGTCAGATGGTCATCCCCGACCTGTCCAAGCTCAAGGACTACGAACACCCGCAGATCGCCGAGCGGTTCTACCGCGAGACCGAGCACCACGAGCTGACCGTCCTCCACGACGACGGCCTCTACCGGCATCTGCGGATGATGCCGCCCAAGACCCGCTCCAGCTCGTACTGGTACGACATCATCACCTGGCCGCACAACCTCGTCTTCCGGGGTGACGGCGAGTCCTTCGCCTGGTCCCGTGTGGAGGACATGTTCGAGTTCTTCCGCTCCGGGATCTACAAGGACGGCTCGCTCCACATCAGCGCCTCGTACTGGGCGGAGAAGCTCACCTCCAACCGCGAGTGCGCCAAGTCGTACGACCAGGACGGCTTCACGAAGTACATCGGCCAGATGATCCTGGAGTACGAGGAGTCCTACCCGGGCCTCACGGACGCCTGGAACGCGGCCGTGGACGGCTTCTACGCCGACTACGACATCTCCCACCAGGAGGGCGCCTGGGAGGCCCTGAACAACTTCGAGTACGGCCCCTGGCACAAGGCCCGGTGCTCCTGCGGCCGTGAGTCGGCGTGGGAGGAGCACGCGTACGACGCGAAGCGGTGGGCCCGGGACAACGGCCATCACCTGTCGAACGGTAAGGACGCGCCCGGCCACAAGGTCGAGATCGCCCGCAAGGACTCCTTCACCTTCGACCCGTCCGACATGGACTTCAAGGACTACGACTGGTGGTTCCTGTGGTCCCTGTACGGGATCCTGCGGGCCATTCAGGAGTACGACCTGAGGAAGGGTCATGCACCGGCCAGGGACGTCGCCTTGGCCGGAACGGTCATCCTCTGAGCGAGTGTGGACCGCCCACATCGGGACATTCGTCTGGTGTGGCGCGGTCCACATCCGCATGATCTGGAGGAGAACATGACCAAGAGGAACGAGGGCCAGCAGCCCCAGCAGGCCGAGCAGCAGGGCCAGGACGAGCCCCAGCAGGACGAGCTGGAGCGTCAGCGCCTGGCGAACCTGAAGGCCTCCGGCCAGCTCCAGGAGGGCCAGGAGGCCCCGCAGGGAGACGACGGCCAGCAGGGTCAGTCCGAGTAGGACTCGCGCCAACGCAGGAGAAGCCCCCTCTTCGGAGGGGGCTGACGTTTTTAAGAAGGAGTCGCACGCATGCACTTCGAACTGGAGCAGATAGTCAGGGAGTTCGACAGCTCGTACGAGAAGGCCGTGAAGGCCGCCAGCAACCGGCCCTGGGCCCGACCGGCCCACCTCCCGGACCATCCCCGCACCCACTCGGACCGGCACCCTGATGACCCCGAGCACTTCGAGCTGTTCATGGTCTACTTCGCCTGAGCCCAGACACAAGAAGACCCCCTCCAGTCCAGCGAGGGGGTCTTCGTGCGCCCCGCCAGGCTCCCGGTCTGCCCCGGGTCACCTGGCGGCACTTCCACCGCTCCGCGAGCGACGGCTATGTCTGGGGAGGATCGTACTCCTCCGAAAGGGCGTGCCACTCGCCCATGTTGGGCTGCTTCTCGCACCAGCACTCGTCCGGCGTGCAGAAGAAGGCGCCGTCGTAGATCACGATGGGGCACCCGCAGACCCCGCAGTGTTGCAGGGGCTGCGGGACCTCATCGGCCACACAGAGCAGGCACATCAGAACGGCCAGTTGGCGTCCCCGGCCTCCAGGAGCGAGATCATCCTGAAGACCTGGTCGGAGAAGCCGCCGATCTCGTAGCGGTTGCGCTGCGAGAGGTCCAGCGCGGTGCTGGAGTAGCCGCTCGGGTTGATGCCGTACATCCGCACGTCGGCCGGGACCGCCGAGGTGACCCGCCCACCGCCGTAGGCCGCGAAGGCCTGCATGTCGGTGACCAGGATGACCCGGTCGTGGCCGTCGTACGTCTCCTTGATGGCCTCCACCATCTGCGTGCCGTGGCCGACCTCGCCGATCCGCTTCGTGAAGGACTGGATGCCCTTCAGCACCGAACCGCCCTTGGGCAGGTCGTGCTTGAAGCTGACCCGGCCAGAGGTGCTGCGGCCCCAGGTGCTCCCGCCCGCGAAGCCGTGGAGGTCCACGTCCTGACCGGCCCGCGCGAGCGCGACACCGAACAGGGCTCCGATGTCCGCGTGGGACACCGAGGACTTCGCCGAGATCGGGTCCATCATCGAAGCCGACGTGTCGACCAGGACCAGCGTGCGGCCCGGGAAGACCGGCAGGTTGCCGATCGAGTGGTCCAGGGCGTCCGACAGGGCCAGGCTCCACCAGTCGCTCTCCACGGCCCTGTAGGCGCTCAGGAAGCGGAAGGGGAACTGACGGGACTGCTGGACCTCTCCCGGGGCCGCCAGGCGCGTGCAGACGGCCGCACGGGACGCACGGGAGATCCCGGCCTTCTCGAAGTTGCGCAGGTTCCGCAACAGGGCCATGTAGCCCATGGTCGGGATGATCGACTCCCAGAACGAGGCGTCCAGCGCGTCACCGAGCCACCCCGACAGGGCCTCCCAGGTGACACCGGCCCGCTTCAGCTCCTCCTTGGCCGAACTGGTCAGGAGGAACGTGCGCCGCTCCTCCTGCGGGATCGCCATGATGGCTTCGCGGTGCTGGAGCATCGGCAGGGCCGCCGGGACCAGCTCCTCGCGGCCGTGCCGCATGTCGATGGCGTACTTGTACAGCGCGCCCTGGGCGTCGTCCTTCGGGGCCGCGTGGACCAGCTCGATGACGTCGGCCATCTGCCACTCACCGGTCTTGCCGTACTTCGAGTACGAGTACTCGTCGTACAGGTCGTTGGCCGCGAGGGCCAGACCGCGCTTGACCGGCTGCGGGAGGTTCTTGCCGTACTTCGAGGTCCAGTAGGCGAGGAACTCGCCCGGCTCGTCCGCACGGGCCATACCCTGCGGGATGAAGTCCTTGGTGTTGAACAGGATCGCGTGATCACCCTGCCACGGCAGGGCAACCCGGAAGCCCTCGGTGATCCTGGCGTCCAGGCGGGCCTTGATGGCCTCGGCCGCGACGACGACGGACGCCGAGCGCATGTTGGCCTTGTTGCGCAGCCACCCGAGGAACCGGTAGAGCCACTCCGGGTCCGAGACGGCGACCTGGTGGATCAGGCGCACGAAGCGGTCGTCCCGCTTCTGGGCCGACTCGTAGAACGTGTCCTCGCCGACCATGTTGGTCACGGCGGTGAGGTACAGCTCGGACTTGGCGTCACGCGAGAAGCCCGCGCCGCCCTCGAACGTCTTGGTGGTGCCGGTCGTGGTCATCGGGCTGACCGGCCCCGACTTGCGGGCGGTCTGAGCGCCCTTGGAGTTGAACTTGGACATGAATGAGCCCCTCTCTGGCGGGTGATGGACCAGGAGGGGCTCAAACCACGGTCGAGAACAAGGACGGCGGTGGGACTAATACCGCTGCTCTGCCAGACTGAGCTACCGCCCACATGAATGGGTGGGCGGACAGGATTTGAACCTGTGACCGGCGGTTCCGGTGAAGTATCCACTGCCTACGCATCGACCGTGAATGTCGAGACCCTCCCGAGATCAAAGCGTCCAAGGTCTTTGGGACACGGTTTGAATCGTGTGGAAGTAACCCTGGACTACGCACCGGGAAGGCGCGTGTGCGTCATCGCGACGCTGGAGAGCATCCGAGGACAAGGCGTCCCAGGAAAAGCTAGGCCCACGCCCTAGCTGGGAGTCGAACCCAGATTGCCAACTTTTCAGGTTGAAGTATCCCGGCACTGCGCACCGGATACTCACCACCATCGCGATGATGGAGATTCACTGGGATGAAGGGTGTCCGAGAACAAGGCGGCGCGGGGAACGTTAGCGCTTTGCCCATTAAGCTACCGGAGGCCTTGACCCCCGGACGGGACTCGAACCCGCAACTCTCACTTAGCAGGTGAAGTAACCCATGCCTGCGCACCGGCCACCCGTCACCACAGTGAATCCGATTCAGTTGTCAAGGCGCCGAGAACAAGGTCGACGGAGGTGTCTTTGTCGAACCAGAATCGAAGGAACCCCCACCAGCGCACCGGCGCGGTCACCACTATGCACTACCAATCATGGTTGGAGCAACCCGGTTTGAGGAATCGTCGGGTGGCGAGGACATCTGGCATATGCCCCACCCTTGTCCTCCAAGAATCCTTCGCGTAGCGTCGTAACGACCTTCACTACGTCAGGAGGTCGCCATGGACGACACCAGCTCTCTCCGCGCGCTCCTCGGAGCCGTCGACCGGACCCTGATAGACCAGGGGGTGAACCCCGACATCATCACCGAGGACGACAAGCTCCTCATGGCCGCCGCGTATGTGGAGGCCTGGGGCGTCCGCGAGAGGATGAACATCACGACTCTTCCGGAGGATCAGACCCGTGTCCCATTGTTCGACTCCGAACCCTGAGCGCCCCGAGGTCCTGTGCGACAAGGGGCAGCCCTGCTTCGGCTTCCACGCCAACGCCATCGCGGGCCTGACCTGGCCGGGGAACCCCCTGCCGGAGCGCGAGGACCCGAAGAAGGGCTCCGGCTCCCGCAAGGGCAAACTTGCCCTGATCGCGCAGCGGGCCTCCCGCTAGACCCATCCCGCCAGAGAGGAATTTAAATTGCTCAACGACGAAGAGATCGAGATCGCCATGGACATCGGGGACATCGGCATCAAGCCGTTCAACCCCGTACGCGTCCAGCCCGTCTCCTATGACGTGACGCTCTCCAGGGAGATCCGTGTGCCCCGCGACGACGTCACGCTCATCCGGACCCGCGAGTGGTTCGACTACGACCGCGACTGCACGTACTACGGCCACGGCGTGCCCTCCTGGCACAACCACACCACCGAGCGCGAGATCGGCCCGCAGGGCTACATCCTCCGGCCGGGAGAGTTCCTCTTGGCCTGCACCGAGGAGTACGTGAGGCTCTCCCCGACCATCGCGGCCATGGTGGAGGGCAAGTCGTCCCTCGGCCGCCTGGGGATGACCGTCCACGTCACGGCGGGCGTGATCGACCCCGGTTTCGAGGGCCAGATCACCCTGGAGATCGCCAACCTCGCCCCGTGGGCCATCGAGCTTCACGAGGGGATGCCCATCGCCCAGCTCGTCTTCGAGCGGGTGAATCGCCCGCAGTTCGACTACTCCGAGAAGGGCCGGTACCAGGGCCAGACCGGACCCACGGAGAGCCGTTACAGGTTGTAGTAGGGTCCTCACTCAGGGTGCGGAAAACGAAGACCCCCATCTGATGATGGGGGTCTTCTCCCTGCCATACCGCGCCCTGCCCAGCCCCACCTTGCCTAAGCCGGGCCAAACCACGAGGTCCTGACTATATCAAGGTCTGGGCGACCTATGCCCAGGAGAATGCTGTCCTTCAGGGGCTCATTCCCGGGAAGGGGTGGAGGGCGCATGGACGAGACGGACGAGGACGAGTACTGGCAGCTCCAGCAGGGGCTGTGGGGCTCGCGCGTCCAGGAGTCGATGCGTGGACGCCAGAAGGTGCGGACGAACCCCTCTCAAGAAGACCGCAAGGTCCGGCGGCGTCAACGCCGGGCCACCGCAGGAGGAGATGTGGAGAAGCGCGCAGAACTCGTCCGCGCCCTGAACCGAACCTCGAACTTCCAGGAGCAGGTCGCGTTGCTCGACCAGATCCGGAAGCTCGATGAGGGGATCCAGGCCAAGGCGGCCCAGGGGCGCGAGCTGGACTTCGCCGACACGGTGGTCCGGGAGACTCTGACTCCGGTCAGCACCTTCCAGCACCACACGGCGGCCACGGACTGGCTCGGTGACGTCGCCGAGGTTGACCCGCAGTGGCAGAACAAGGTGGTGGCCGAGGCCGCCATGTGGTTCGGCCGGGTGCCGGACTTCGTCAAGCAGGACTTCGAGGAGTTTGTCGTCCAGGCCAACGGCAAGGCCCGTCAGGTCGCCGGTCAGTTCGGCATCCAGGCCCAGGCCGCCCAGAAGGTCTTCACGAACTACGTGGGCTTCCTGTACAAGCAGGCGGCCTCCGGCCTGGACCAGATCCAGCAGACGGTCGACCCGAACAACCAGCCGAAGACCACCCCGCTGCCCACCGAGGTGTTCGACACCTTCGCCCCCGAGGTCGACCCGATCAACGCGGGCGTCTCCGGCACCGAGACCTCCGACCGGGCTCCGCTCATCCAGGAGATCGTCAACGGCGGCTCCGGTGCTGACGGCGGCGCCCCGGAGAAGCCCGGCGGTCACTCCGAGGGCGACGAGCTGTCCTGGGCCCCTCCGCAGGGCATGCAGCAGGACACCGCGCCGGGCTGGAGCGACGGCGACCCCGGAGCCCCGGAGAAGGGCGGCGACCGGCCGGACTACACCAAGCAGTCGTCGCTGTACGGCGGCCCCGGCATGGCCATCGGCTACACGATGAACATGGACGAGTTCCGCGCTAAGGCGGCAGCCCAGAAGGCGGCCCGCAAGGCGGGTGGTCAGGGAAAAGGTCGTAAGGAGGCCGCGTCCGGGCTTCCGCAGATCCAGGAGACCGTAGACGCGAACAACCAGCCGCACGCGCCCTCGCCGCTGCCGCCGGACGTCGCCTTCCCCCTGGACGACGAGTTCCAGGAGGAGTGGACCACCAACGGCACCGGCAACGCGGCGCCGGGCAAGGCCCAGGCCAAGAAGAAGCAGGCCTCTCACGGCTGCTCGGACTGCGGCGGGACGATCTCGGGCGGCAAGTGCAAGAAGTGCGGTCAGGAGTGCTCCTGCGCCCAGTGCAAGAAGTCCAAGACGTCGTCGGTGCAGAAGAAGGCCGACATGTTCGGCAACTCCGACACCCCGCACGCGGTCCCGCAGCAGGAGGTGGCCAACACCCCCGAGACCACCCCGCCGACGGCTCAGAACGCTGGTGGGGCCGCTGCTGGCCGTGCCGACGCGCAGGCGGGCAACGCGCCCACCTTCGGCGATGACTCGTCCTTCGTGCCGACCCCGGCCGAGCAATACCCCGAGGGCTACCAGTCGATGACCCAGTCCGCCGGTGAGCCGGACGTCCCGGCGTCCGTGGCGGGCCCCGGCAACGGCGTCACCCGGGCGGGCTCGAAGGTCTCCTCGCTGATCGTCACGGCGGCCGAACGGGAGAACGCGGACTTCCGAAAGGGCTACGGATACGCCTCGAAGTGGAAGCCGGGCACGCGCCTGGTCTCCACCGGCTCCAAGGAGTTCGAGGCGGGCGTGTACGCGGGCATCTCCGACAACCCCGAGCACCAGAAGGCGTTCGTGGCGGCCCACCGGGCCGTGATGAAGAAGTTCCCCAAGGTGGCCGCCCGTGTCGAGCAGCACGTCCGGGTGACCCACCGGGTCGCGGCGAAGAACGAGCATCCCTCGAACGGGTTGTACCTGATGGCGTCGACCTCCATGGATCTCGACACCACGGCGCCGAACACCACTCCGGCCGCCGACGGATCTACGCCGATCAACGGCCCTGGCCGCCCTGGCCCCCTGGATGGTCAGCAGGATGCGGCGGCTCCGGGCGGTCCGGCTCCGTACAACGGTGCTCCTCCGTATGGTTCTCCCGTCGTACCGGGAGCGGCTCAGGCCGAGCCCAGCCCGGCGGATGCGCTGATCGGAGGTGGTGGCATGTCCACCCCCAACCAGGTCATGGGCAAGCAGTCCCTGGCCTTCCGCAAGCGCGTGCAGGCTGGTCTGCTGGCCGAGCGCCAGGGGAAGTGAGGAATTTAAAAATGACGGACCTTTGGAGCGAGGCGTCGTACGACTACGACGCCGAGCAGAAGGCCCGGAACCTGGAGATGGCCAAGGCGGCGTCTCAGGGGACCTGGGCATTCCTGGCGCTGGCCCAGTCCCCGGAGGAGTTCGGGGACCGGGTGGCGCTGGCCTCGGATCAGATCATGGCCACGGCCGCCCAGCACGGCGTGGACATGCGTGAGCTGACCGACGTCTTCACCCAGCGCTTCGCCCTCCTGATGGAGGCGAAGGACAACCCGTTCAACGACTCCGACGACGACGACACCAGCGACTCGGACGACGACGGCGCCGACGACTCTCCGGACAACGGTCAGGACGACGACGACTCGGACGACTCCGATGACGATGGCGACTCCGATGACGACGACAGCTCGGACGACGACTCGGATTCCGACGACGACGACGACTCGGACAGCGACGACGACAAGGGCAAGTCGCAGCAGGGCTTCTCGCCCTTCGCGGCCTTCCGCTACGCGTCTCTGGCCCAGGCCATCGAGGCGGGTGAGAACCCGCTGACGTGGGGGAGTGCCCCTTTCGTTCGTAGCTCCGCCCGCAAGGTTGCGGCGGACGGAGCTGCCCCGGTCGTCTCGGACGTGAACACGCCGCAGCCGGGGTTCCCGAACGCTCCCGGCATGCAGGGCGGGATCGCGGAGACCACCAAGCCCCGCCAGATGCCGGAGGGAGGCGGCATGGACCCCGCCTCCATGCCGCCTGGCATGGGCATGGACGGCATCCCGGACGGAACGATGGATGCCCCGACCGATCCGGCCATGAACGGCGGGGACATCGAGCAGGGCGCCAACGACCTCCCACCGGCGGAGTCCTCGTTCTCGCCCAAGGGCAACAAGATCTCCGCCATCATGCGGGAGGTCAAGCGCTACAACCCCACCCTGTCCAACGACCAGTGCCACAAGGTGGCCGTCCGCGTCTACGACCAGTACCTGTCCAAGCACGCGGAGGACATGAACCCGCTCCTCTTCGGTGACCGGGGCGGTGTCCCGGACGGTCCCGCCACCCAGAAGGTCAAGAACTGGTCCCCGCCGGACATGCGGCCCATCGGGAAGCCGGGCGCCCCGGCCGAGAGCGGCGGTGGTCTCGGTGGAGGCGGTGGGGCCGGAGAGGCAGCCGGTGAAGGTGCTGCGGCCGAGGGTGCCGGAGCTGCTGCGGAGGGTGCGGGTGCCGGGGCGGCCATCGGGGAGGCCGCCGAACTCCTTCCCCTGCTGGCCCTGTAGTGCTGTACGACGGGTGCCGGATCGTCTACACCGGCGTGAGCGAGGGACCCCTGTCCCCAGGTGACCAGGGGTCCATCCTCGTTGCGTCCGGTCATTGCGCCCACGTGCAGTGGAAGACCGGTTCCCTGTCGGGTCAGGTGACCCTCGTGGACACCCTGGACCTCGAACCCCTCCAGAGCCGCCAGGGATCCGTGGAGGAAGCCCTGGACGACTCCCTGGAGGTATCCGGCCTCGGTACCTTCACCGCCCGCCAGATCTACGACGAGGGCGGCTCCCAGGCCCTCCTGAACGCCATGGCCGACTCCGGGAAGCTCTCCGCCTTCCAGGAGATCGCTGAGGAGGCCTTGGCCCTGGTCGCCGGGCGGATCCGGGCCTCGGCCTCGTTCACCGCACTGGCCTCCCACCTGGACGACGACGAGTCCGACGAGATGGTCCGCCTGGCCTCCGCCGCACTGATCAGGGACGCCTTCGGCACCTCCTGATGTCCTTCAGGCCGGATCTCCGCCGAAGAGGTGGAGGTGGGCTGTGACCAACAAGCGGACGTGCGAGCAGTGCGGAGGGTTCTCGTCCCCGCACATCCCCCGGCAGCGGGTGGACGGCAAGTTGCTGTGCCAGGGGTGCGCGGCCGTGGAACTGAGGCGTAAGGCGGCCAAGAAGGGGCCCGACACCCCCTCCGGAGGCGCTCAGCGCAAGCCGCAGCCGAACGAGCTGTTCGATTTCTGGGACGGCGACCTGGCGCCCCGCGAGGACGTCCACCCACTCCAGCAGCCGCTGCCCAACTCCGTCTGGGAAAAGTTCAACAAGCACAAGGCCCTGCTGGGCAACGAGCGGGCCTTCCGCTCGGACCACCTGCGCGAGGCCGAGGAGCACGGAGAGGCTGCCGCAGGCGACTCGGAGCCGTACGACCACCAGCAGGAGACGCCCCGCCAGACCCGACTGCGGCTGTGGCGGCGCAAGAAGCGCAGCTCCCTCCAGGGCAAGACGGCGGCCGAGGAGGTCCCTCCGCATCCGTCCAACATGTCGACGGAGCAGATCAAGCAGCACCTGATGGCCGGTCACGGCTTCAATCAGCATCACGTCGACCTCTTCGAGAACAACCACCAGGACCTGGCGAACCTCCACCAGAAGAGCCACGACGACAACAAGTACCTGGACTATCTGGATCACACGCACCAGAAGTCGGAGCTGCCCCACCCCGAGGGCGTCGAGGGGATCGCCGAGCACCTCACGAAACACCATCCGATCGCGGACTGGGAGGTAGATCTCCTCAAGGGCGACCACGACGCGCTCAAGGACACCCACGACCAGTTCCACGAGAATTCGGCGTACTCCGGCTCCGACGCCCCGAAGCACACCCACCCCGAGGGCGTGGCGGAGAAGGAGACGGTCGGGCACAGCCATGGGTCCATGACGCCCGAGGAGATGTCCCAGCACATCCTGGACAGTCACGGGATCAAGCCCAAGGGCTTGGAGATGATCCAGAGCGGTTACATGAGCGGCGAGACCGAAACTGGGTCTCCCACCAGCCACATGGAGGAGTGGCACAACAATCACCACAAGAGCGGTCTCCCCGGCGCCAGTGACCCTGCCCATGATCACGGCGGCCCGGTCTCGGCGTCCGAGCCGGAAGGTCCGGAGAAGGTCAAGAACCCGGCCCTGTACTCAAACAGCGGCTTGCACAACCACCTCCTGGTGGATCACGGGATCAACCCGGACCATCTGGAGAACGCGATCAATGGCACGTTCGAGGCGACCGACCCCTCGCACGTCGTGGCCATGCTCCACAACAAGGCCCACGCCGAGGGTCAGCACGAGTTCGCGCACGAGCACGAGCACTACACCGGCGGCCCGAAGATCTCTCCGGCCCACCAGGACCACGGGACGCCGTTCTGGGGTGCTCCGCCGTCCGATGTGCAGAAGATGTTCAACCACCTCAACGACCCGGTGTCTCAGGGTGGCCACGGCCTGAGTGCAGGCGACCTCAATACGCACATGGACCCCGTCAAGAAGAAGCTGGGGCTCACCGACCTCTTCAAGGACGAAGACCTCCACAAGGTCTACGAGCAGGTTCACGACAATATTCACGGGGACGGCGGGGCCTCCGTCGGTCACCAGCACGTGCCGACGATCCATCCGGGTGTGATGAGCCCGGAGAAGCTCAAGAAGGAGCAGCTCAAGCAGCACCTCACGGAGCACCACGGCTGGGACGGCTACGGCAGCCCGCAGATGGCCCACGCCGAGGCCCATGACCCGGAGTCGTACGGCTACAAGGGTCACCCCGGACACGAGCACGCCTCCGGGGACCCGGACGGTCCGGTTGTGCAGTCGCTGCCCTCGGCGAGCCACGCGCAGCACTACGAGCACGGCTCCACGATGTCCAAGAAGGACCTGCAAACGCACCTGATGGTGCACCACGTGGGCAAGGGCACCAACAGCGAGCTGCCCATGCTGCACAAGTTCAAGCTGCACGCCGAGAACGCCTCCAAGAGCCACGACGAGCTGATCCAGCAGCACGCGCTCATGCACGGGTCCGGGGAGACCGACGGGCACGGTCACGAGCCGGTGGAGCAGTCGAACCCCCTGGAGGACGTCAACGCCCACTACGGGACCGAGCCGGAGATCCAGACCGACACGCACCCGGCGGTCACCAACGATCACGAGGCGCTCGCCCACATCATCAAGCACCACCCGAACGTCAACCAGTCCGACTACATGGACTGGTCCAAGGGCAACAACACCGGCAAGAAGCCCTCGATGGTGGCCTACCACGAGGCCCTGCACACGCCGGGATCCAAGACCTCCATGGGCAACACGCTGCCCAAGGTGCTGGACGGCCACGACCACGCCGAGGAGAGCGGCCCTCCGACCCAGATCTCCGTGGGCAGCCACTTGGTGCACGAGCACGGCATGTCCCAGGCCGAGGTGGCCTCCATGACTCCGGCGGAGTTCAAGGCCCACCACGAGAAGCTGCACCTGAAGAAGTCCGAGCTGGACATCGGCCACGGCCACATCCACCCGGGCGGCCCCATGCGGGACCCGCGAGTCCTCCTGCCCAACACCCACCACTCCGAGATGCGGGACGACGACACCCACCCGGCGGTCAAGGAGTGGTACCACGGCACCGGTGCGAGCTTCGACGGTCCTCCCAAGAACGCCACCGAGCTGAAGGACGAGGAGGGGTTCTGGGGCAACTTCGGCGCTGGTGACTGGAACAACCACGTCGGCACCCACTGGACGTCCCTGCACCAGATGGCCCGGCACTTCAACAACGGCGGCAACCGGGTCATCCACGCCAAGCTGCACATCAAGAACCCGATCACCTACAACTCCCTGAACCACATGGCGCACGACGCTTACGAGCGCCTGCGCGCCTCGGGCCACCTCCAGGACGGCGGCCACTACCACAACAACCACGCCGACGACTCCGGCTACAACCACTGCTGCTCGGACACGCTCCTGGAGTACGCCAAGGGCCACCACCGCGACGACGGCAAGTTCGGCCTGGAGGCCTACCGGGACTCCCTGCGGGCCTCCGGCTACGACGGCATCCACGTCCGCAACCAGGCGGACCACCCCCATGGCCACTGGAACGCCATTCCGCTGTCCGCCGACCAGATCGAGATCACCCATGGCGGGTGCCGGGGCGAGCACGGCGACGAGCGCGACGACGACGTGAGCGAGTTCAACTCGAACAAGGGCAGGCTGACCCGGGGCTGGGAGCACCCCAAGCACTACTCGCCGGACCAGTACCTCGGTAAGCGCCTGGACCATCTGCCGGAGGACGACGAGGTCAAGGAGGCCAACCGGGCCAAGCGTGACGAGCCGCAGTCCAACAAGACCGCTGTCGGCCGGGGCGACAAGGACCGGTACCTCCCTGACGGCGAGGCTTTCAGCGGCGACGACGATGACGAAACGCACTACTGCGACCACTGCGAAGAGGAGGTGTCGCACACCACCGAGGATTGCCCGGATAAGTGGTGTGACGTCTGCGAGGAGTACGGCAGCCACACCAAGGACGACGGCACCCACGACTACTGCGACCACTGCGACGACTACGCCGACCACTCCAGCGGCGACTGCGAGGAGAACCCGGACAACTGGTCCAAGGAGGCGTACTGCCCGCACTGCGACGAGAAGCACAAGGACAACGCCCACTCCGAGGAGTGCGTGAGCTGCGGGGAGAAGCTGCCGGAGTGGGGCAAGCTCCAGTCCTTCGGAAAGTCGGTCAAGCCGCAGGACTACGACTCCAACGGTGAGACGTCCGGCGCCAGCTACGGCCTGCGCAGCGAGGCCAAGCTCCAGGACCACAAGAACGGCGCGGAACTGGCCGCCCACCTGTACCACCATCACAAGTCCGATGTGGGTGGTGAGGAGTTCGATGACAACGGCAGTTGGGACGAGAACGCCCTCAAGAACCACCACCAGTGGCTGCACCTGAACCCCAAGGAGGCCACGTCCCGGGGGTTCGAGGTCGGCCACGACCACAAGCAGGTCTTCGGGCAATTTAAAAAGGAGATGACCCCGGAGGAGACGCACGCCCACCTGCTGCTGTCCCACGCGGGGACGGCCGGAGGCGTGGGGTCGCTCCACATCGGGGACATCGCCAAGATGACCCCGGAGGAGGCTGTCGAGGCGCACAAGAAGGCCCACGACGCCGACAACGCGGTCAAGTGGGGATCCAAGGACTACGACGGCGACCTCATCCACAAGATCAAGCACTCGCACGACATGGAGGGGGAGCAGGCCTCCTTCGATGAGGCGCACTACCCGAAGGGCGAGGATCTGCTGGACCACATGGCCGACGCCAAGTACCACGGCATCGGAGCGGCGAAGGGCTCCCTCAAGGGGCTCTTCGAGAAGCACCCCGGGGTGGCCGAGGCTCTGCACAGCCAGTGCCACAAGAGCTTCGGCCCGTCGACCGAGGGCGCACCGAAGTTCCACGTCCACGGCCCGGAGCTGGACAAGCAGATCGCGGAGCACAAGGCCGTCCACGACCACCTGGTCAACGACCACGGGGCCGACCCGACGTCCTACGCGTTCAAGCAGGCGAGCGGCAAGACCGAGGACCTGATGAAGCTCCACCACCAGGAGCACTCCTCGTACATCAAGAGCTTCTCGGACCCGGAGCACAAGCACTTCGGCGGCACCGCCCACCAGGACCCCTCGGGCCACTCTGCGGAGACGATGAAGGACGCCCCGAGCGCCTCGTCCCAGATCATCCAGCACCTCAAGGAGCACCACGGGGCGACGGATGATGACCTGGCGTGGCACAAGAACAAGGTCCAGAAGCTGATCAATTTCCACGCCCAGGAGCACCAGGGCGCCCCGAAGCTCGACCTGCCCAAGCACACGCACGAGGGGCTCCTCAACGGCCAGCAGAACTTCCCGGAGACCCACACCAACGGGGGCATGTCCGAGAAGAGCGATCCGCACCCGAAGGAAGCGTCCCGCCGCACCCTGACCGACCTGTTCGAGGAGGTGGCCTCGTGAAGGTCGCCCTGGTGGACGTTGCCCGCACCGGCAACCCCGTCAAGATGTGCCCCGGCCACTACCACGACTACATCGGCCACCTCGGCGGCAAGGCCGAGCCGGGCAAGGTGATGTTCGGTGAGGGCGAGTGCCGGGGCTGCAAGGCCAACGGCCCCCACCCGCAGCGGGACCTGGGCTGGCCCCAGGACCAGTACCTGGGGGAGAAGACCAAGCGGAGGACCGCAGTGCGCAAGCAGGCCCACGACTCCGGCGACGGAGCGACGATCTTCCACTGCCCGTTCTGCGGCTCGGGCCAGGTGATCGCCCGGTCGGACCGCACCACGGAGTGCGAGTACTGCCACACCTGCTTCACCGTGCAGGTCCAGCCGCAGTTCCCGGCCTTCCCGCAGACCATCAACGGGATGCCCATGCAGGTCCCAGGCATGCCCGGCGAGATCGGCGGCCCTCCGGCTGCCCCCGGGCAGGACCCGATGGACCCCATGGGCGGCAACCCGATGGGCGGAGGAGACCCGGGCGAGGACGGAGGTTTCCCGCCCGGCGAGGACGACGATGGCGGCGACGAGGAGCCCGAGGGGGACGACGGTGGCGACGACGCCCCGCCGTTCGCCAAGGGCTCCATGCTCCGTACCGCCAGCGGCGCATCCCTGGAGTACGAGAACTACCTCAGGCACCTGGCGATCAAGTTCGCAGACAACAAGGACGACGTGATCGAGCGAGTCCGGGAGGGACGGTAATGACCCAGGAGACGAAAGACCGGACGCTCTACGTCGTGGTGGACCACATCGACGCTCAGGGTAACGAGCGCACGCGTGGCGATTCCGTGACGTACGCCGTGGACGACCGCGAGGGGTCGGAGATGCTGCGGCGAGGAGTGCTCTCGACCAAGCCGGTCCGCCGTGAGGCGGGCCAGTCTTCGGGTCGGAGCGAGAGGGGTCGGAAGGCGTGATCCCCGGGGAGGTCCTCGCGCACATCGAGGCATTCCCCCGAACAGAGCTGCCCGGCATCCTCGCCCGCGAACACGAGTGCCAGGGGTCGAAGTTCCACTCGCCCCGGCCGATGGTGGTCCACCCCTTCCCGATGCCGCACACTCCGGGGGAGAAGATCTATCTCTGCGGCACCTGCTCGGACAACGTCCGGCTTCTGATCTCCCTGGAGGCCCAGGGAGAGGTGCCGTGGACCGTCAAGAGGTGCTTCGGCAACCTCGTCCGTGCGGTAGCTGCCGCTGCGAAGAAGGAGACCAACGATGCCTGAGAACTCCGCCCGAGACGCCTACCAAGAGGCCGCGTTCAAGCATTTGGGCAAGGCCATGCGTCGCGGCGGAGCCGCTCAGACCGACGGCAGTCCCGAGGCCGAGCAGATGCGCAAGAACCGCCGGGTGGCCATGCGCAAGACGGCGACGGCCACCCCGGCGACCGCTTTTGCGACCGGCCGCCCCCGGGACCCGCTGTTCTACTGGAAGCAGAACAACCTCCCGTACGAGATCGATGACGAGGCCCAGCTCCGGCAGCTCCGGCAGTACTGCCGCCTGCTCTACCAGACCCACCCGGTCATCGCCTCGTGCATCGACATCTACACGAAGTACCCCCTGCTGGGCATGGAGCTGCGCTGCAAGGACGAGCAGATCACCCAGTTCTACGAGGACCTGTTCTTCACCGAGGACGGCCTGAACTACGACGAGTTCCTGCTGGACGTCGGCCGCGAGTACTGGACCGTCGGTGAGGCGTGGCCCTTCGGGACGTTCAACGAGTCCCTGGGCATCTGGGACGACGAGGAGCTGCTGAACCCGGACGACGTCACGGTGCAGCGCTCCGCGTTCCTGAAGGAGCCCCGCTTCCTGATCCGGCTTCCGGAGACCATCCGCGAGGTCATGCAGCGGCGCCAGCCCGCATGGGAGTACGAGAAGCTCATGAAGGTCTACCCGGAACTCGCGCGGTACGCGGGGGCCGACGACCTCATGCCGGTGTCGAACATCCTGCTCAGGCAGATGAAGTTCAAGGGCGACACCTTCGCCAAGCGCGGCATCCCGCTCCTCATGCGAGCCATGCGGGCCGTCATGCAGGAGGAGATGCTGAACGCCGCCCAAGACGCCGTGGCGGACCGCCTGTACACCCCGCTGGTCCTGGTGAAGCTCGGTGCCTCCGCGAGCGACCTGGGCACCGAATCGCCGTGGATTCCGACCCAGGACGACCTGGAGGAGTTCATGGAGTCCCTGGATGCGGCTCTGGCGGCCGACTTCAGGGCCTTGGTCCACAACTTCGCGGTCACCATGGAACCGGTCTTCGGCCGGGAGAACATGCCCGACATGACGGCCGACTTCGAGCGCCTGGAGGACCGAATCCTCCAGGCCTTCGGTCTGAGCAAGACCATGCTGTCCGGCGCCTCCTCCGGCGAGACGTACGCGGCCGATGCCCTGAACCGCGACCTGGTCTCCCAGCTCCTGACCACCTACCAGGACATGATCAAGCGGCACTTCCGCCAGCGTGCCCTGGTCGTGGCCGAGGCTCAGGAGCATTACGACTACGACGAACGTAACGGGAAGCGTTACGTCAAAATGGAAGAAATCCTCGAAATTGACGAGGAAACGGGCGAAGAGCGCATCGTGGAGCAGCCCAAGCTGCTCGTGCCCGAGCTGACCATGCAGACCATGTCCCTCTCGGACGAGGCCGCCGAGCGCGAGTTCTTCGAGGCCCTGCGGGCCGCCGGTGTCCCGATCTCCATGAAGACCCGCCTGATGGCCTCCGGCATCGACTTCGAGGACGAGATCGAGCGGACCCAGGACGAGTCCGTGGCCCTCGCGGTGGCCGAGCAGGAGACCCGCAAGAAGACCTTCCAGGCCCTCAAGGACAAGGGCCTGCCCATCCCGGCGGACCTGCGGGCCGACTTCCAGCCGGTGGCCCAGCAGGCCATGGCCCCGGCCCTGCCGGACGCCACCCAGGGCATCCAGACGCCCCAGATGGGCATGACGCCCGGCGTTCCCACGCCGACCCTGGCGCCCACCCAGATGGACCTGATGGGCAACCAGCCCGCCGGAGGCGTGGCCATGCCCGGCATGCCCGCCACCCCGGTGGACGGCACGGAGATCGGCGGCGAGGCGCCCCAGGAAGGCGACCAGCGGCCCGCAGAGTCGGACGAGCAGCGCGGAGGCATGCCGAAGCCCGCCGCCCTGTTCCGGCAGACCGAGAGGACCCGTACGGCCGCCCGGAAGCTCTACCGGGAGCCGGAACGGCCGGAGGACGTCCCGCTGAAGGACCAGGAGCCCATGGGCAAGTTCGCCGATCCGAAGGTGGTCGGAGTCCGTCGGCACGTCACCGTGGACCCGGAGACCTTCTACGAGGAGGCCCAAAGTGCCTAAGCACCTGACGACCACCGACGAATCGAGCTTCATCACGTCCGCAGTCATCGGGGCGGCCAACGGGGTGGCCCAGCTCGGGGCCGACGGCAAGGTCCCGAACGCCCAGCTCCCCACGGTCCTGACCGGGTCGGTGAACTCCGTCAACGGCAAGATCGGCAACGTGGCCCTGACGTCCGACGACGTGGGGGCCATCCCGACGACCCAGAAGGGCGTCGCCAACGGCGTCCCGCAGCTCGACTCCACCGGCCGGATGCCTGCCGCCCAGCTCCCCACCACGGCCGTTCAGACGGCCTCCCTGGGGGCCGTGAACGGTGTGGCCACCCTGGACTCCGCCGGGAAGCTGACGGCCGCCCAGGTGCCCCTGGCGCCGGTTACGTCCGTCAACGGCAAGACGGGTGCGCTCACCCTGGCGGCCTCCGACGTGAGCGCGATCCCGACGTCCCAGAAGGCAGCCGTCAACGGCGTGGCCTCCCTGGACTCCAACACCAAGGTCCCGCTGGCCCAGATTCCCTCTCTGGTGACCCTGTACCAGCCGGTGCCCGGGGCCACTCCGGCCAAGCCGAACATGCTCCTGTCGGCCATCGCGGGCGGCTCGAACTCGGCCCAGTGGACCGAGCCCCTGGTGTACACCGCCTCCAGCGCGGCGGCCATGCCGACGGGGGTCCCCGTGGGCTCCCTGTGCGTCCGCACGGACCTGATCGCGCTGTACACGTACCAGGGGACCACTGACGGCTGGAACGCCCTGGTCCCCACCGAGCAGGCGTGGCAGACGCTGACCCTGCCGAGCGGCACCCGGGGTTACTCCAACAACAACGCCGACTTCCTGCCGAAGTACCGGAAGATCGGCGACCAGGTCTGGATCCGGGGGCGGATCGAGCTGACCGCCGGAGGAAACTTCGCCAGCAACTACACCATCACCCTGCCGTCCCAGCTCGCCCCGGGCTACACGATCGACGCCACGGGCACGTCGACCACCGCCAGCAGTCAGCCCGGTGTTTCCCGCTGGCAGATCAACCCTGACGGGACCATGGTCTTCTTCGCCGGTTCCGGTCCCGTCCCGGCCACCCCGTGGCTCGGGTTCAACATCACCTACATGGCCGCCTAGGGGAGACGATGCCGAAGCACCTCACCACCAACGACTCCGCCAGCTTCGTCGCGGCCACGGCCGTCGGGGCGGCGAGCGGTGTCGCCCCTCTCGGGTCCGACTCGAAGATCCCGGCGACGTTCCTGCCGGACGTCGGGGCGGGCACCGTCAACTCGGTCAACGGCAAAACCGGCACCGTCCTGCTCACCGCGTCCGATGTCGGATCCGTGGCGGCCAATGCCGTGGGTAACCCCAACGGCGTGGCGCCGCTGGACGCCACCGGCCGCCTCCCGATCAGCAAGTTGCCCACGTCCGCCGTGCAGACCGTCAACGGCTACACCGGGCCCTCCGTCACCCTGGCGGCCTCCGACCTCGGGGCGATATCCCAGGCGACGGCCGACAGCCGGTACGCCTTCCAGGACTCGCTGTACTACAACGCCAAGAACCACGGCGCGGTCATCGACGGGACCACTGACGACGCCCCGGCCATCAACGCCCTCCTGTCCAGCGTCCCGGCCGGAGCGACCGTCTACCTGCCCCAGGGCGACGTTGCCGTGGGCTCCCCGATCGTCGTCCCGCCCGGCAAGACCCTCCGGGGGCCGCGCCGGAACCTGATGAAGGCTGGTCTGTACGACCCGGCGGTCCGGATCAAGCCGCTGCCCACCTTCACCGGCCCCGCCGTGATCCAGTTCCTTGACCAGGCCACCGGCGGCTACTCGGCCATCAGCGCCGAGCAGCGGGTGGAGAACCTGATGATCTATGGCGCCAACGCTCCGGCCGGGGTCGACGGCATCCAGGCCAAGGGCAACGTCCAGAACGTCGAGCTGAACTACGTCACCATCCGGGAGATGACCGGCAACGGCATCTACACCGGGGTGAACGCCGGTGCCTACCCGTACTCGTGGCGCCTGTTCAAGGTGATGCTGGACAACAACCACGGCCACGGCGCCTCGTTCCAGCTCATGACCGACCTGACCATGATCGACTGTCAGGCCATCGGCAACTGGTCCAACGGCTTCGTCCTCAACAACGCGGCGAACTCCCAGCTCTCCACCTGCCGGGCGGAGTGGAACGGCAACCACGGCTACTACATCACCGGAAGCTGGGGCACCGGCCAAGGCTCCGGCGGCATGCAGATGACCGGGTGCGCCACGGACCGCAACGGCTACAACGGCGTCTTCGTGGACGCGACCGGTAACGGCCCGATCGTGATCTCCAACCTGATGACCCGGCGCGATGGCCGCAACGGCGGTACGGGCAACGGCGGGTATGCGGGCCTGGCGGCCACGAACGCCACGACTCCCCTGGTCATCGGCGACTGGACGAACTACCCCGGCACCGACGACAACGGCTCGGGCACCAACAGCCCGATGTACGGCGGCTCGTTCACGGGCAACACCTCGGTTCAGATCGACAATGCCTACCTGCACGCCAACACGGCCGGGATCAACGACGGGGGAGGGAACGCCCTCCTCCAGCTCGGGTCGAACGTCGCCTATGCCACTGGCACCACCGCGTCGCCTACCCGTTCGCTCGCGACCGGCTACGAGGTCGTGGTCGCCGCGTCCAACTCCCGGACGAAGAAGGGTGCGGACTTCGTCTGCACCGGCACCAACGACCAGGCGGTCATCCAGCAGGCGATCAACCTGGTGAACGCCGCCCCGGGCAAGGGTGTCGTCCGGCTGATGGATGGCACCTTCAACCTGGGCGCCACCATCTCGATCCCCAACGGCTCAGGGTTGAGTCTCATCGGCTCAGGTTCAGGGACCGTCCTGAAGGTCGCGAACGGGACGAACATCTGGGCGATGACCTTCGCCGGGCCCAACGACACCCGACACCGCTTCGCCAACTTCACCATCGACGGCAACTGCCTGAACCAGACCACCGGGGGCGGCGGCATCTACGCCGTGGGCGCCGTGTGGTGCGTCTTCGAGTACATCCACTTCACCTCCTGCTGGCAGGCGGGCCTCTACCTCGGTCCCCAGCCGGTGGTGAACGCCTTCGGCCACAACAACTCGATCACCCGCTGCCTGTTCGACCAGTCCATCAACTCCTCCGGACTGGGCCAGGGCATCTACCTGACCTCGAACGACGAGAACCAGATCCAGCACTGCGACTTCGAGTACCTGGGAGGTGCCGGAGCCGGTACGGCCGCCGCGATCCTGGACCTGGCGGGCACTCAGCAGATCGTCTCCTGCAACTTCGTCAACGGCGGCAACAACGCGTACGGCATCCGCTGCCAGGACGCGGCGGCCAACACGAAGATCGTCGCCTGCAACTTCGACGGCATGGCGGGCGACTGCGTCTTCCTGGCCACCACGAACTGCGTCGTCAGCGACTGCACCTTCTTCGAGATCGGAATCGCCGGGGTGGCCGGGAACGCCTCCGGCATCCACCTGGAGTACGCGGCCCAGAACAACTCGATCCACGGCAACACGCTGGCCTCGTCCGCGACCAACGGGCAGACGCGCTCGCTGATCCGCGAAGAGAACATCGGCGGCTCCGGCAACAACTTCATCTTCGGCAACACCCTGATCACCAAGGGCACGATGTCCGTCGGGGCCCTGGACCTGAACGCGCCGAACACGGTCGTCCGGCTCAACAAGGGCGGCGGAACGGCGGGAGACCCGGCCGACAGCCGGTATCCGCTGAAGGCCAATCTCGCCCTTAACGTCAAGGACTACGGGGCCAAGGGTGACGGTGTCGCCAACGACCTGAGCGCGATCCAGGCCTCTATCGCGGCGATCCCTTCGACGGGCGGGACTCTCTATTTCCCGGCGGGTACCTACGCCATCAACGGCGGCGCCATCGAGTTGCCCAGCTATGTCCGGGTCATGGGCGACGGTGTAAGGGCTACCCGGATCATCCAGAACTCGACCACAGCCCACGCCTTCCACGCCGTGGATGTCTCATATGTGACGATCGAGAATCTGCGTATCGTCGGTCCTAATTCGGGCACCGGAATCGGCATCTTCTTTGAAACGTCCGCCGCCCCGAACAACTACATCACCCTCCGCAACGTGAACGTCCAGACGTTCGGCGGGCACGGCATCAGCATCCAGCGCAGCATCGTCTCTCTGATCCAGGAGGTCGTCAGCCAGGGCCACGGCGGTCACGGGTTCGACATCAACGACGGCACCTCAATGAGCGTGGTCGCGTCGTACGCGCTGTCCAACCAGCAGGCCGGATACAACATCCTCTCCATGGCCTACTGCTCGCTGTCCGGGTGCGGGGCGGACAGCAACGGCATCGGCTACCTGCTGGACACCTCCCAGGGCGTGACCCTTTCCGGATGTGGCTGCGAGGTACCCGTCAACCGGTCGACGTCCTACCCGGGTATCGCCTACAAGATCACGGGAGGGTTCTCGAACGCCCTACTGAGCTGCGTCAACTTCGACAACTTGATTCAGGCTGTGCTGATCACCGGCAACTCGGTGAACAACACCGTCACCAACTTCGATGAGAACTCCCCGACTGGATCGGCCGTCGCATCCATCCAGGTGGACACCGGCTCGCGAGCCACGGTCATCGCCCCGAACGTCGTGACGGCCACGGTGTACAACGGGGACGTCACCGCCATCGGCGGCTTGGCGCGTAACGATTTCATCGTCTCCGGCAGCACCGTCGGCGTCAGGGCCACGACCAAGACGGGCTCCGGCACCAACACCCAGGCGCTTTTCCAGGCTCGCGGTGCCGACTCCAGCAACACCGCCTTCCAGGCGCAGACCACCACCGACGCCGTCGGCCGGTTCGGCATGCTGGTCGACGGCTCCATGACGTGGGGTCCGGGCGGATCTGCCGCCCGAGACGTCAACTGGAAGCGTCGGAGCGTCGGCGTCCTCGGCACCGACAACGCGCTTCAGGCCATCACTGGCTTCCAGCTCGGTTCATCTGCCACCGACTTCGGTGGCGGCGTGGGCGTGCTGGGCATGAAGAACGCGGCCACTGTCCCCACGACCAACCCGACCGGCGGCGTCGTCGTCTACCCCGAGGGCGGCGTGCTGAAGGTGCGCCAGCCCGACGGCACGGTGGTCTTCGTCAGGAATATCTTCACCAACGTCAAGGACTACGGCGCGGTCGGCGACGGGGTGGCCGACGACACGGCTGCGATCCAGGCCGCGATCACGGCACTCGGCTCGCAGGGCGGAGTCGTCTACCTGCCGCCGGGCAACTACCTCCTGAACGGGGCCAACCCGATCAACCTCGCCGCTCCGGTCACCCTCCAGGGTGCCGGTCATGGGGCGACGACAATCCGCATCGGGGCCTCGTTCACCGGATCGTCCGCGATCACGATCAGCAGCGACGACTGCATGATCCAGGGCCTCCAGCTCCGTGGTGTATCCACCACGACCACCAGCAATCCCGCCTGCCACGGCGTGACGGCCACGGGGGTCCAGGAGACGCGGATCTTCGACACCACATTCCAGTGGATCAACGGCTATGCCCTGCGGCTCTTCGGCACCGCGTCCACCACGCTGCACGGCACTCAGGTCAGCATGATCAAGATCCAGTCGTGCGCCGGTGGCATTCACATCAAGAGCGACTCCACGGCGACGGCCGCGAACGTCCAGCTCAGCAACATCTTCACGCGCTTCCTGGGCGTCTCCAGCGGCACCAACGCCAACCTGGACGGACTCCGGATCGAGGACAGTTGGGACATCCTCGGTGAGAACATCCTGACGTGGATGAACGCCACCACGGGCGGCACGGGAGCGGCCTTCCGGGTCACCGGAGATTGCGCGGCGATCTTCATCCACAACCTGGACGCCCTTGGCCCCCAGACCGGTGTCGCCAACGCCGTCATCGAAGACAACGCCAGTGGCAAGTCTCCGCAGAATGTGCAGATCAGCGGCGGTGTCATCCAGCAGGGGCTCATCGGCCTGCTGGTCTCCGGCGGATCCAACCAGATCCGGGTCCGTAATGTCAGGATTCTGCACAACCAGACCCACAACGTCAGCATCACCAGCAGTGGTTACGGCATCTACCTTGACGAATGCCTCATCTCGCAGGGCGGCGACGGGGCGACCGGCACCAACTACGACGTGAACTGGACCGGGTCCGCTGAGGGCTTCATCACCGACTGCCGTTTCGGGTCGGACATCGTGGCCACCGGCACGGCGGGCGTTCAGGGCATCATCAACATCTCCAGCGCCGTGGTCCGGGTCATCAACGCAAACTTCATGGGCTCGGGCAGCAGCTCCGCCAACTGGTTCCCGGGCATCGCTCCGCAGTTCACCTCTCGTGTCGACGGCACGAACATGGAGATGCGCGGAAACCTGGACATGATCTTTGCCGCCGGGCAGCGGCTCTCCCTGAGGCCGAACGCCTCCGGCAACAACACGCTGGCTTTCAACGTCGGTGGTACGGCGGTCAACGACAACTTCCGCCTGCTGGGTGACGGCACCGCGCAGTACGGCATCGGTTCCAGCGCCCGTGATACGACCTGGGGGCGGCAGGGCACTGCGCAGGTCGGCACGCCGGACTCGGACATCGTCATCGGGCTGGCCGGTAAGGGCCTGCGGATCAAGGAGGGCACCAACGCCCGGATGGGGCAGTCCACGTTGGCCTCCGGCACCGTGACCGTCAGCAACACGTCCGTGACCGCGAACACGCGGATCTTCCTGAGCCGTAAGTCGACCAGCGGAACGCCGGGATTCCTGACCTACACCGTCAGCGCCGGGACCTCGTTCACCATCACCAGCTCCAGCGGCACGGACGCGAGCACCGTCGAGTGGTTCATGGTCGAGAAGTTCTAGGGGTACTCGCCCTTATACGAATCACATCCGCTTCGTGAAGGGGAGGTCCCCATGTATCCGTACGGATGGGGCGGTCTGCTCGGTCTGGTAGTGCTCATCTTGCTGATCCTGCTTCTGGTGCACGCGATCTGAGCCCCTGCTGTCCCCCCTCGGTCCAGCGCCAGGAATGGGTGAAGACCGAGGAGGGACACATGGGGCTTGGACGCCGTGAGGCCGCGCACGAGACACGGCTCTCGGAGATCCACGCGGCGGCGCCGTATCCGACCGAATACAGCGTGGGTCAGCACGTGATGACGGTCGACGGCATCCCCGGTCGGGTCGAGGAGGTCATCTACTCGCCGGTGATGGGCGAGGAGTACTTCGTCATCCTGGACAACGGCGCGGGCCAGGGGAACTACGCGGCCTCGCAGCTCTCCCCGTACGCCACCACGACCCATCAGGCCGCCGGGGTCCATCTCGCATCGGACGACTACCCGGAGCTGGCCCAGATCCTCCAGGAGCGGCCGGACATCGCCCTCCCGGTCCGGATGGGTTCCCTCCAGGTCCAGGCGTCCACCGAGCCCCAGGACGAGCCGGACGACGAGGACGACGACCACTACGACCCCGACTGTGCCTACCCGCACGAGGGCCCGTGCGAGTTCGGCGAGGACGGCCACCACACGGCCTCGCTGACGAAGTGGGCGATGCCCGCCAAGTCCGGCAAGCCGGTCAGGGGCGACTACCACTACGAGATCGAGCCCACCTACGAGGGCAGCAGCCAGCACGAGCTGCGGGGCTACATCAACGGGCACTACGCGGGTCGGATAAGCCACTCCGCCTACGGGACTCCGGGAGAGTACAACCACCCCGACCCCAACAAGAACCCCGAGGACGCCGAAGCCGTCAAGGTCCACATGCTCCACACCGAGGAGCACGCCCGGGGTAGTGGCGTGGCGTCGGCCATGATGGACTCCCTGTACCACCACTACGGGAACGCCTGGATCAACCACGGCTACCGGACCGACAACGGCTCCACGTGGTGGAACAGGTACGACGAGCCGGACCCCTCCCGGAACGTCCACAACGTCGCGCCGGACCAGAACCACCCCCGGCTGAAGAACCACTGGACGAGCCACTTCGACGTGGACGACGTGGTGGACGACATGAACTCCCTGGCCGACACGAACGCCAAGCTGGGCCACGATGGCAACGCCCACCGGCAGTGGGACCACACCGACTGGGGAGGCCGGGAGGCGAATCCCTCCTCCCACTGCGACCAGTGCGACTCCGACGGCGACCATCGGTGTCCGGACTGCGACCAGTACTACCGGCACCAGCACGAGGGCGACTACCACGAGGACTGCCCCGTGCAGTGCGAGGACTGCGACCGTGACGGCGAGCACGAGTGCGAGCACTGCGGCAGCTATGTCAAGCACGACGACATCGAGGACCACGAGAACGACTGCGACGAGAACCCCGAGAACAAGGAGGCAGAGGAGGATGACCCGAAGCACAACCCGACCCAGGTCGGCCTCCACAACTCGGTGACGCTCCCCCTCTCGCGCGAGCAGCACACCTTCCTGCACGACCACTCGATCCCGGCCGATAAGCGGGCCCATCACCTGATGAACATGATCGGGCGGGGCAACATGCCGGAGGACGACTGGGTCAACACCGCTGGCCGGTCCCACGACGAAGAGCGGGCCATGCACCCGGCGAACCAGCAGGGCCACGGCCGGGGTGCCCACACAGTGGTCACGCTGCACGCGCACCCGATGAACGACCGCGAGTCCGGCGAGATGATGGGCGAGCAGCACTACACCCGGATGGGGGACCGGACCACCTTTGACAACGCCCCCACCCAGTTCCGCCTGAAGGGCATTTCCTGGGGCGACGGCAGCTCTCCCGAGCACCACCACGAGTTCCCCGGCAAGGGCGTGACGGTCAGTACGCCCACCAGCGGCCAGCGCCAGAACCCGCGCTTCCAGTCGCCCGAGGTACGGAACCTGAACCGCAAGGAGCCGTACCAGGCTCCGGCGGCCCCGGTGCACCCCGAGCAGCAGAAGCTCTTCGCCAGTCGCCAGAGCGATGGCCTGGGCCTCGAAGACTCGATCGGAGGTATCTGGTGACGTACCGGAAGGTCTCGGTCGTGAACTTCGACTTCCAGCACACCGAGAAGCCGACGGGCGGCATGAAGTACCCCCGGCGGGTCGATCTCACCGCCCACCACCCCGAGACCGGCGAGGTCGCGGGGACCCTGCGGTACTTCCCGCCGAAGCGCCGGGGCGGCCCGGTGACCGTGGACGAGCTGGAGGGGCTCCACCCGGGCGCCGCGTCGGCGTTGATGAACGAGATGGAGTCCCGGCACCCCGGGAGCCGCGTTCAGCACGCCAACGACATGCCGATCAGCAAAGAGAAGAAGTTCTACGACCACCCGGACTACGGCAAGGCCACGGACTGGGAGACGCACCACCCGAACCTGCCGGAGCAGATCCATCGGGGCATGAGTATCAAGCTGGATTCGTCCAGCGGCTTCGTCAGCAGCGGGAACGGAACGGCCGCTGAGCAGGCGGAGGCTCTGCGACACCACCTGACGAGTGCTCCTCTCGGCATGCACTGGTCTGCGGACGAGAAGATCAGCCGGAACTTCGCGCATCGGAACATCAGAGATCCGCGCACGGAGATCCCGGTCATCCTGCACGCCGACAAGCCGGACCCGAAGCACATCGAGACCCGTCCGAGCGTGCTGAAGAACAACGGGGTCTGGTCACACGACTACGAGTACGGCGACGCTGAAGTCCCCATGCGCCGGGGCAAGCCGGTGACCGTCCGGGGCATCTCCTGGAAGCCGGACGCGCCTCACCCGGAGGCGGACGAGGAGGGGTGGCTCCACCACACCTTCAGCGCGCCGATCCAGCACAGGGCGATCCGGCGCAAGACGGCCCACCAGATGGACGGCGGCTTCGAGGACATCGCCGACGAAGCCCCCGAGGAGGAGATCGTGACGCACGGCGCGTTCGACCCGTACAGCCTGCTCACCCTGGCATCCCAGGACCGCGAATTTAAATTCCACTTCGTTTCTGCCTGGGCCGACGTCCAGCGCAAGGCGAAGAGGATCCGGTCCGAAGGAGGTGTGCGGATCACCCTCGCGTCCGACGGCGTGGTCTTCGGTGAGGTCAAGGGCGACCACAACGTCTACGAGACCGGCGTCCAGCGCCTGCCCGGTACCCGGCACTCGGTGGCCACCTACACCTGCGGTTGCAAGTGGGGCGCCTACCACTGGGGAGCCTCGGACGACTTCAGCCGGTTCGCGGGCCGGATGTGCTCGCACGCCCTCGCGCTCCAGTACGAGGCCCAGAGCCGGGGGATGTTCGGCCGGGACGTCAAGGAAGACGCGGTCAAGCCCGAGTGGGTGCCGAAGAGGGTCGTCATCCGATACGACATCGACTCCGGCACCAACCAGATGGTGCGGTCGTCCTCGAAGATCGACACTCCGCTGGACCTCCTGGTCACCCTCGCGCGAGCGCAGGGCGACGATCCGGAGGAACTGGCCTTCCTGCTCCGGACGATGGGGATGCCGGTCGTGGCGGCCATCAACTCCCCCTGGGGCGAGCCGGTGCCGGACAAGCCGATGTACACCCCGGGCCCGACCAAGCCGCGCAACCCTTCGGAGAACCCCGGCTCGTCCGGCTGGGCCACCCAGGGCGACCCGGACAACTGGGACTCGATCACTCCGAACGAGATCGGGGACCGCGTGGCGTCCCTGGGCCCGTCGGACGACGAGTTCCTCTTCGAGGGCTCCCTGGACGAGGACACGCCCCAGGAGGCGGACCTGGAGTCCGCTCCGCCGGAGATGGGGGTCACGGCGGCCGAGCTGGGCCCTGAGCGCCCCTCCGGCCCCAAGGGTGGCCAGGGCGGCCGGATGCCTCCGGGACACCCCCACATGCCCGAGCACGAGATGCCGGAGATGGAGACCGAGGCCACCCTCCACATGGAGCCCGAGGGCGCCCTGCCGTTCACCGACGGCGACGGCCCGGACCTCTCAGACGACGAGGCCCTCACGCCGCCCCGTGCGGCCTCCCTGGGCGCCCAGGACATCGTGGCGCAGTTCCAGGCCACAGCGGCCCACCTGGCGCCCGGAGGGAGCCCCTCCGGACCCCTGAGCGGCCGTGGGGACGCCTCGGAGATCGCGGGCGCCGCCAGGGCCGCGCTGGCCAAGATGGCCGTGAAGGATTACAGCCCTGCCGAGCAGGCTGCGATCATCAATGAGGGTGCTCACGGCGTCAGGGCCTCGAACCTGGACCGCCTGGACATCGGTGACACCCATTACGCGCTTTTGGATGACCAGGAGGACGACGGATGGCTGTGAAGACGAACAAAGACGAGGCGCCGGAGGAGCTGGAGACCCCCATCGGCCACCTGGTGCCGCTGAGGAGCGGAGACGCCATCTTCGGGGGAGAGGCGAAGACTCTCAAGGTCACCGAGGACGTCCACGTGCACCAGCTCATGGACGAGATCGACACCCGGCTGGGTAACCCGGACAAGTTCCACGTCGTTGGGCACCTGGAGCACGACAACGAGCCGGTCTCCGAGAAGAACCCCCTGACCCTGTACGTGTACGGCGGTGCCGACATGCGCACCGTCCGAGGTGTGGTGGAGTCGCACGAGAAGAACCCGGACTACGGCCTTACGGACGAGGAGCGGAGCCTCAACGAGCTGAAGGAGAAGCTCAAGTCGGGCAAGGACCTCCCGGCGGCCGAGCTGAACCAGCTCCTGAGGTCTCTTCTCTGAAGGGCTTGCCACTCCAACAATCATTGGAGTACCATCGGGTATAGATCAACCGACTCCCCTGGAGGCCCTGATGGCGTATTTCTTGGACCCGGAGCTGGCAGCCCTGACGACCGGGAACAGCCGGATCCCGCAGCAGCGGACGAGCGCGACGGCTCCTGAGAGCCGTCGCACGAACAAGTTCGGCAAGAGCTGCGCGCACTGCCACACGTGGGTCAAGGCCGGGAAGGGTTACCTGGACAAGAAGGACGGCGCGTGGGTGGTGTACTGCAACACGTGCCCCTAGCCCATGGAGGCGCTATGGCAGAAGAATTTAAAAAGGACGCCGACGGCCGCACCCGCCCTCCGCACTCCCACCGGGACGACGAGGAGCGGATGCGGCCTGACGAGCTTCGGCTACACCTGACCGAATTCCACGGCTGGACCGACGAGATGTTCCGCCGGGGCCGGGCCGATGGTGAAGCGGGAGTGAAGTACATGGAGGGTTGGCACAGGAACGCCCACGTCCCCATGGCGAAGCCCAAGTGACCACGTGGACCCTGGAGGAGTTGGACGGCGGCCGGGTCGTCGTCACCTGGGGGCGACGCCGCGAGCAGTTCGGATCCGAGGACGAAGCACGCCGATTCGTCCGTAAGAACCGCGCCAGGGACGATCGGGTCGTACGGGTGCACAAGGATGGATACGTGGAGCCTCTGACCCGCAAGAGGTGGCGCAGGCCCGGTTCGGGCATGTGACCAACGAATCCGCGAGTACGGGGTTCCGCATACGTTCTGATTACTTAAAAAGGTTCTGAACTGCCCGTAATCAGATGCCCGTTCACTGTGGGTGACGAAATCGCTGTGGGGTTAATCACGTCAAGGCCATGGTGCTGTTGCAAAGGTCCCGGGAGGGCCTACAGTGGTCGTGAGACCTGGTGCTCTCTGGCAGGACACCATTTGAAGGAGCCCCTTGGACCTTGCGGACCGAGGGGCTCCTTCATGCTGTCGACGGGCGCTCTAGCGCCAGGAAAGGTTGAAGGGCCACCGTTTTAGACCATGAGGAGGGGTCGTCATGACGAGTCAGGGCCTCCCCCTCATATGTCCTACATGCGGGGGGTCCACGTGGCGAATGAGCCTCTGAACAAAGACGACTTCAACCGTCACGTCGACCGACATGACCGAGTCCACTCCGAGCTGGACGCCAGGATGGCCCGGGACATGGTCCCTCTGACGCTCTACATGGCGGATCAGAGGACCATCGAACGACGCCTGGCGAACCTGGAGACCGGCATGGCGGCCAAGGCCGACGACGCCGACCTCCAACCCCTCAAGGACCGTTTGGACAAGGTCGAGCAGCGTCCGGCGAATGTGCGCAACTACCTGATCGCGCTGGCCGGGCTGGGACTTACGCTTCTCGGCATTGTAGTGAGCGCGTATTTCTCCGCGAAGGGTGCTCAGTAGTGGCCGGACACCATGTCGAGACGAAGCCGGGGGGATGGTTCGAGAGGAACCAGGCTGCCGCCCTGAGGTACAGCGTCATCGCGCTGTTCCTCATGATGATCCTCAGTGGTTTCTACATCACGCACCAACTGGCCTCCATGTCCAGGAAGAACACGGAACAGGCCGAGGTCGTCTCGCAGCTCGCGAGCAATCTGGACTCATCTCGCAAGCAGCTCAAGGATCATGGGATTACACCTTCCGCTCCACCGGCCAAGAGCGTGGTGGAGCAGGTCCAGGGTGCCAAGGGTGATACGGGAGCCCCGGGTCCTCAAGGTGTGCAGGGGCCTCCCGGTCCCACCGGAAGCCCCGGTCCTACGGGACCCCGTGGCCCGAAGGGCGATCAGGGCAACACCGGTGTGAACGGGCAGGACGGGGCCCCGGGTGCTGCTGGTACAACCGGCCCTTCCGGCGCACCCGGGGCCAACGGAGAGGCAGGGCCCGCAGGCCCCGCCGGACCGGCTGGTCCGCAGGGTCCGCAGGGCGAGCAGGGGCCCAAGGGGGATCCCGGTACGATGCCCAGCACCGTGACCTACCATCACGCGGATGGCACGACCGAAACGTGCACGCTCCAGAGCGACGGCTCCACGTACGACTGCTCCTACGACACCCCTCCGAGCCCGTCCCATTCCCCGTCAGACCCGCCTGGGAATTCGCCCAGTGCGATGTCAGCTCCCTATGCGATCGTGTCTGATAGGAAGCGATTGTCTTAGGGGGTGCTCCGTGCCCGCCCAGCCCACCAACACCAGTCAGAACACCGGTCTTGTCGTCATCGTCGTCGGCATCTTCATGGTGATCATCGCGTTCCTCGCGGTGACCTACCTGAACTCCGACACCATCAAGAGCAATCAGAGCAGGGCTTCCCAGAAGGCGTCCACGGAGCGGTCGGACCTGACGACCATCACCTGTGCTCTGTGGAGGTCGGTGGGGGACCCGACCAAGGTCGATCCGTCGGTGGTGGCAAAGGTGAAGGTTGTCTGCCGATAGGACCGTCGTACTGTTCGATGAGGCCCGAGCCCCTTGAAGGGGTGAGGGCCTCCGGCATGAAGAGGAGCGGACGATGTCCACTGGGCCGCAGATCTACCCGGGCGCCAACCATTCGGCGTACTGGTTCCAGAACAAGTGGGACGGCGACGCCATGGAGGTGAACACCGTCGTCTGGCACTCCACGGAGGGCCCGTCCATCTCGGACTACGACGGCGGCTCCATGGCCCCGACGCTTACCGTGGTGCCGGACTTCAAGGACCAGAAGATGGTCTGGTACCAGCACTTCAACATCGACACCTCGTCCCGGGCGCTGGTGAACCTCACCGGCGGGGTCGAGACCAACACCCTGAACGTGGTGCAGATCGAGGTCGTGGGCACCTGCGACCCCGGCACCCACGAGTCGTGGACCAAGAAGGGCATCCAGCACCTCTACATGCCGGAGCTGCCGGACTGGGCGGTCAGCGGCCTGGCCGACTTCTGCCGGTGGCTCCACGACAACCACGGCGTGCCGCTGACCGAGCAGGTCACCTTCAAGGCCTACCCGTCTTCGTACGGGTCCTCCAACGGCGTGCGGATGTCCTCCTCCAAGTGGGAGGGCTACAGGGGCCACTGCGGCCACCAGCACGTCCCGGAGAACCTCCACGGCGACCCGGGCCTCTTCCCGATGGACAAGGTCCTCGCGAAGGCCTCCCAGGGCACGTCCTCGAACCCGCCCTCCGGCGGAGGCGGCGCGGTCAAGCCGAAGGTGTCCCTGAAGAACCTGGTCGCGGCGGCCATGACCGACCCGAAGGCGGCCCAGGGCCACACGACCCATCCGAACGATGTGAAGCCGGTCGAGGCCGCCCTGGACGCGCTGAATCTCCTGGCGCCCCAGTACGCCAAGGACGGCTCGTTCGGCTCCCTCACGGTCGAGGCGTACGCCAAGTGGCAGAAGGCCTACAGCGCGGCGCACAACCTCCACTGGTCCGGCTCGGACGTCAATGGCATCCCGGGCATGACCTCTCTCAAGGCCCTCGCGGCCAAGACCGGCAAGTTCCAGGTGGTGGAGTAAATGGCAGAGCACGCGGCCCGAGGGCCGATAGAGAAGAAGGTCTCCTGGGCGACCCTGGGCACCTTCGCGTCCACGGTGGTCGTGGCGGTCCTGAACGGCACCGTCGGAAACGAGCAGCTCCTGGGCTCGCTCCCCGGCTGGGCCCAGTCCTTCCTGATCGTGGTCGGCCCGTCGCTGGTCACCTTCGTGAGTGGATATTTCGCGAAGCACACGCCTCGGCCGGACGTGACGGGCACAGTGGGGCCCAGGAGCCTCTAGGACGCCCCCGTTCCGACCGGGCTCCGGGGTCTCTGTCCCCATGGAGACCCCCAAGCGCCCTCCCAGATCTCGCCCGGATCGCTATTGGGAGGGCGTCTTGCTGTCCTGATTGGACCGTCCCCGAAGAAGGGGTGGAGGTGCGTCGATGCTGAAGTACGCGAGCGCTGCGATCATGACAGCGGACCTCGCCCCGAAGGGCGCGAGTCGCCGTGAGTTGCGGAGGTTCGCTCACCGGCACCACTTCAACTACGAGGTGAGGCCGGGATACCTGTACGTCCGCTCGCGGGCCATCAGCAGTCGGTGCAACGACAACTTCGATGAGTTTCCGGCGGAAGAGCTGGAGAAGGCGTACGCGTCCTTCAAGGGCAAGCCGGTCTTCGTCAACCACGTGAACCACGACCACAAGAGGGCTCGTGGCGTGATCATCGACGCGGCCCTCCACAAGGACTCCAACCGCGACGGCTCGAAGGACTACTGGGTCGAAGTCCTCATGGAGGTGGACGCGGTCCGCTTCCCCCGGCTGGCCAAGGAGATCCTGGCGGGCAACATCGCGCGCACCTCCATGGGGTGCGACGTGGCCTTCAGCGTCTGCTCCGCCTGCGGCAACAAGGCAACCACCCCGGCCGAGTACTGCCAGCACATCCCGGCCTCCAAGGGCATGATGCTCTACCGCCGGACGGCCTCCGGCCAGAAGGTCGGCGAGATCATCCGCGAGACCTGCTACGGCCTGAAGTTCTTCGAGAACAGCCTCCTGGTGGAGCCCCCAGCCGACCCCACGGCGTACTTCCTGGGAGTCGACACCCGGGGCCTTCAGAACACCGCGATGCGCAAGGGCGCCCCCTTCGCGGACTACAAAGACTTCGAGAACTGCACCGAGCAGAACTCCGACAAGGACGACCCCGAGGCCTACTGCGGTGAGATCAAGCACCGCACGGAGGACAAGAAGGAGTCCAAGCGGATCAACCTCGCAGACCTCGGCCAGAGGGCTCAGGCGGCCCGCAAGACGGCCTCCTCGTCCGACGGCTGGACCGAGGGGGAGTCCCAGAGCTGGGACCAGATCGGCGAGCGCCACCCGGATATTTACGGTGACCGGGAGATCCACGGTGAAGATGTGGAGGGCGACGGCGAGGGCATCGGCTGGGCGGCGAGTCATCTGGCCCACTCCCGGCCGGAGGACCCTGATGCCGACGAGCATGGCTCCTGGGACCTGACATTCCACTCGGAGCATGTCGACCCCTACAACATCGACCATGCCCGACATGGGAGCGGGGACGGCCGCGTGCGGTATGCCGCAGAGGGCTACCGCAGCAACCCGGAGCAAGTGCCGCCGCTGGTCCTGGTACACCGCCACGGCGTCTACCAGGTTGCCGACGGTCACCACCGTGCCGAAGGCGCCAAGTTGGCGAACCAGAAGACCGTGCGCGCCTACGTGGCCTACTCGCCCTACCCCAACGAGCCTTCCGGCGACGGCGAGAAGGCTCCGTACCACGGAGCCGAAGAGCACCCGGGCAACCAGCCGCAGTGGGAGAAGGACTTGCAGGCGAAGTACTCCCGCAAGACGGCTTACGGCGAGCAGAAGGCCCCGATGGACGTCGACACCCTGCGCGAGGACGCCTGCCCCGTCTGCGGCGACAGGGACACCTTCGACGGCGACACCTGCGAGGTCTGCGGCTACGTCGCACCACCCAAGATCTTCCAGGACCCGGACCTGGAGAAGGCCCGGCAGATGGACCTGCGGAAGGACGTCGCAGAGTTCAACGACCCGGCTAACCCCAACCAGGTCGGCCCCGATGGCCAGCCCGTCGGGGACCCGATGGATCCGGACGCCCTGGACGAGAACGGCAACCCGATCAACCCGGACGCTGCGGACCAGGAGCAGCAGCCCGGCACGCTCCCCGGAGAAGTACAGGCCGAGGTGCAGCCGGACGGCGACCCCATGGACCCCAACGCGCTCGGGGAGGACGGCCAGATTCCCGACGAGGACGGGGAGCCCGTTGACCCCTCTCTCATCGGTCCTGACGGCCAGCCTCTGCCCGGAGCGCAGATGACGCTGCCGGACGGGACGCCGATCGGTCCGCAGGCCCTCCCCGGGGATGCGACCACCAACATGGGTCAGCCGTTCACCCCCGGGCCCAACATGCCCGAGGGTCCCGGCGAGCCCGAAGGCCCCGAGGGTCCCATGACCCCCGAGGACATGGACGAGGACGGTCAGCCCCTGGACCCGGACGCGGGTCAGGGAGCCCCTGGGACGCCGGGGGACGGAGTGCCCGACCTGATGTGCCCCAACTGTGGGTTCACGGCCGAGGCAGCCCAGCCGACCTCGATCGACATGGACACTCAGCAGCTCCCGAACGAGGGCGTGGCCGAGATGGACGGAGTCCAGGCGGGAGATGTCTGCCCGAACTGCGGCGCCGCTCAGCTCCTGAGCCCGGCCGAAGTCCAGGGCGAGACGAGCGTTCCGATGCCTGTCTGATCCAGCACCAGGCCCCGTAAGGGGTGAAGACCTTGCCCACGGCCCGCCGTGAGCCCGAACCAGAGGAAGTACATCTCATGGGTGCAAAGACCCAGTCGGGTAACCGACCGCTCATGGCCGCCATGGCGTCTCAGCAGAGCGTCCTGAACAAGCTCGCGGCCCGCAACGAGAAGCTGGAGCACGACAACGCCGTCCTTCAGCTTCAGCTCGCCTACGTGGCCCGCCTGGCCGGTGTCTCGGAGGAGCTGAACGCGATCCGCGTGAAGGCCGACCAGATGCGCAAGAAGGCCGACGCGGACAACCCGGCCCAGCCGGTCCCGAACCCGGCCTCCCAGCCCGCCACGGAGTCCACCGAAGAGGCGGCCACCCCGGAGGCGTACGACAACCCGAACCAGATCGGCCAGACCCCGGGCGCCAACCAGGGTGTGGCGGCCGAGACCACGGCCACCCCGATGGACCCGGGTGTCACGCTGCCCACCGAGCCGTACAACAACCTCGTGGACGTCTCCGCGCCGGTCGCCGGTACCGAGACCCACACCCCGCCGGAGACGACCCGCATCGAGACCGACGTCCGCGTGGGCGACCCGATGAACCCGGAGACGGCCTACCCGCTGAACCCGGCCTTCGGCCCCTCGCAGCAGCAGGGCACCACGCCGCCCCGCGACGGTGAGATGAGCCAGATCTCCTCGCACCGCACCATGGCCTCCATCCGCCTGGCCCGGCTCCAGATCGCGGCCGGAATCGCCCGGGGCGACGACCTCGCGGTGGCGGCCGGTATCGAGGCCGACCGGTCCCTGTCCGACGCGATGATCCGCCGCGAGATCGCCACCCTGTCCCAGGTGACCAAGGCGGCGGCCAAGAAGGAGCGTCCGGCCGGTCTCGTTCCGCGTGCGGCGGCGAACACCCAGGGCGTCCAGCGGACCATGCCGTCCCTCGTGACCCAGCCCGCTCCGATCACCTCGGTGGCCGGTGCCGTCGGCGTGGTGGACGAGGACGCGGAGGTCCTCTTCGACTAGAGTCCCGCCTGGATCTCGGCCCCCTCAACCAGCGCTCTGGGAGGGGGCCGAGGCGTTTTCAGGACTTGATCCTGTCTTTCTTGGTGCGAGAGCACAGAGAGGGTGAGGAGACCGTCTTGCGACCCACATCGGGCAGACGGCTCGGGAACTGTCCGATACGTATAGCGAGATGGGAGGTAAGCAGGTGCTTCGCACTCGTATGGCAACGTCGTACATCAAGCGGACGATCCGTCCTCTGTACGGCTGGACCCAGAGCACGCCCGCTTCCTGCTTCCTGGACCCCGCGTGGGACCGCTCGGTGGCCATCTGGCCTGGCATGGTCTTCATGAAGACCGCCGGTGAGAACGTCACCCTGATCAACGCCACCGGCGTGCCGTACGGCCTCGGTGGCCTCTACGTCGGCGGCGACGGCATCGATGAGCCGCTGGACGCCGGGATCAACACCTTCGCCGTCTGGAAGCTCGCGCCCGACGCGGAGTTCGAGATCCTGGCCCCGGCCTTCGACACCACGGCGACCTGGACGGACCCCGGTGACGGCACCGAGGCCCTGATCTACGCCCAGACGGCCGGTGCCAACCGAGGCAAGCTGGTCCCGGCGGGTACCTCCGGCGCGTCCGCGCAGCCGGTCGCCCGCCTGCTCAAGGTCAACTCCGCTACGAAGATCACCATCGGTGGTCTCCGCCAGAAGTACTAGGAGCTGGCCATGACGACTCAGACCCTCGCAACCACCTCGTCCCTCCGTGGCCGCATCGCCCGGAAGTCGGACGACTACGCTTCCGCGATCATCGCCCGCCGCGAGAAGAGCGCCCCGCTCTCTCACGAGGCGAAGGTCCAGAAGATGGCGCTCATCCTCTCCGACGAGGTCGGCGGTATCCGCCGTCTCGGCGTCGGCATGGTGGGCCCCATCCAGTTGAAGCTGCGCTACCAGGGCATCACCCGAAACGTGCTCGTGGAGGACCCGGTCACCCCGGGCACTCCCGTCGAATACGACGTCTGGGACGATTTGGGTCAGGCGTACATCATGAGCGGCACCGAGGGCGAGGTCCGCGTGACCCCGTTCGAGGGCAAGCGCGTGCCGGTGCGGTTCTTCCGCATCGCGAGCCGCCCGGCGATCCGCAAGGAGGACCTGTTCTACCTGCGTATCAACGCGGTCGAGCAGGCCCAGGACGAGACCAAGCAGGCGATCCTCAAGCAGGAGGACACCCGCCTTCTCGTTCTGCTCCAGGCGGCCCTCACGGACTACGCCACCCGGCCGGACCACACGGTCACCCCGAACCACAACATCACGGAGGCGTCGGGCTATTTGACGCCGGGTTCGCTGTACAGCGCCGTCGCCATGACGGACATGCACGAACTCCAGTCGGCGCGGATTCTCATCAATCCGTTCGACTTCCGTGACATGTACCGCTGGGACATCAACCAGACGGGCTGGGCATTCAAGGACCGGGTCGTCGCGGGCGAGACCATCACCTCGTTCGGCGAATTCCAGATCCAGCGCTCGATCATCGTGCCTCAGGGCAAGGTCTTCCTGACCCCCGAGCCCAACTTCCTGGGCGTTTTCCCCGTTCTGTACAGCTTGGACGTGGAAGAGAACCACATGGTCGAAGCCTTCTGGAAGGGTTGGGTTTTCGACGAAATGGTCAATATGTCCATTTTGAACCCGAGGGGCATCGCCACCATCACCAAGGCGTAGTCCGGCCATACGGACGCTGGAAGGCCCCCTCCCGAGAATTCGAGAGGGGGCCTTCCCCATGCCTTGCCGAGCCCTACCGGACCCAACCGCGCCTAGCCATGCCATTCCTCGCCAGACCTTGCCACGCGGAGCCCTGCCCAGCCATGACCAGGCCTTAACTCTATCAAGGCCTATCCCGGGAGTCCAGCGCTTTCCGGGTCAGATCCGTCTTCAGCCGCCGGAGCATCTGGATCTGCCGCACGGTCAGCAGAGGAGCCTTCTCCAACTGCCGCTGTACCCACTCGTCATCCAGGCGGTCCCTCTCCGCCTTCTTCTCCGCGCTCAACTCACGTCGCGCCATAGAAACCTCCTCATGACGAAGGGGTCCCGAAGGACCCCTTCTCCCTGCCTTGCCACGCCGTGCCCGGCCTAGCCCAGCCGTGCCTCAGCCGTGCCGAGCCCTGAAAGATCAGGCGGACTTGGCCTCCGGCTGGACCATACGCTCCAGCCGCGCCAGCCGCTCGTTCAGCTCCGCCACGTTCTCCTTGGATTCACGGCGGACGGCCTTCAGGGTGCTCTCCAGCTTGTCCTGACGGCGTGCGAGAGAGCGCGTCAGGGTCTGGAGGTTGCCGAGCTTCTGCTCCTGCGCCTGGAAGCGCTGGGCAATCTCCGGCGGCAGATCGTTGTAGTCGGTGTTGCTCAGGACGTGCCGGGCCTTAGTGACCTGACGGTTCGCCTTCTGGGTGTGGTGCCGGGCGATCTCGCCGTGCTGAGTCGCGTCCACCACCTTGTAGCCGACACCCTGGACGTTCACCAGGGTCCGGTGCTCCTTCTCGCGGAGCTTCTTCACCGCCTGGTAATACGGGCTGCGGTTCTCGCGGATGTCGTGGCCGACCCACGAGGACAGGTCCTCATAGGTGACCGTCTGGCCCACGCCCAGGTCGGCGAGGTGCTCGTAGATCAGCTCCCACTTGGCCACGGGGCCCTTGGGCTCGAAGGGGTTCACGCGTGTCCTCCTAGTCGATCTGCTGGACGGAGGCTTCGAAGCGGCCGAAGCGGGGGCGGTAGTCGCCGATCCCGATCATCGCGCCCGCCTTCTCGGCGACCTCGGCGAAGGTGCCCAGGTCGAGCTGGCCGGTGTCCACCATGAAGTCGGCCTCCAGGACCCACTGGCGGAACTGCGGGCGCGTACGCATGACCCGAGAGGTCGTCACGCCGACGGACAGCCGGGAGACGAAGTTCTTGTCGGCCCACAGCTCTTCGATGGTCCTGGGGCCCTTGTAGCCGAGCGGGCAGATCTCGTCCACCTGGACGACGCCACGCTCCACGTGACGGCCGAGCTTGTTCAGCTTCGCCCCCTCCACCAGGCACCGGTGGACGTTGACGGCGGGGACGTACGGACCGGCGACCTCATCGAAGTACAGACCGCCCAGGAACTCGATCCGGGCCATCTCCTCCTGGTCGTCATCCGTCTTCGTGCGCTTCGAGGACACGGCCTTGAGCTGCTTGGTGACGGGGTCGAGCGGGTCGGACAGACGGGCGTTGTGCATGAGCAGGGCACTGGTTCCGGTCATGCTGAGGCGGACCTTCATGGGCATCCTCCTGGGTTGCGGTCTCTGGCGGGGACGACCGTACTACAGGAAATCTTGGAGCGTCAACCCTCAAAACGAAGGACCCCCGATTTTAAAAATCGAGGGTCCTTCTCCCTGCCACGCCGTGCCCTGCCTAGCCCAACCTTGCCTGGCCGAGCCGTGCCGTGCCGCGAGACCCTGACACTATCAGGGCCTTATCTGTCCTGTCGACTACTCCTGGTCTATGTGGACCCCGGTTCTGCGGGCCCAGGTCTTCTCGAACGCCTGCACCTCGTGCAGGAGCCACACCCGTCCACAGTCGAGTTTCCGCCAGTGCGGGCACCGCGTGGCGGTGATCTCCATGACCCTCTGCTTGGAGACCTTCCAGCGCTTCGACAGCTCCGAGAGGCCCAGGACCTGGACCTTACGGAGGTCGTAGAGCTGGGGCTCCTGGTCCTCTGCGTGCTTCTCTGCCATGGATCAAGCATCCGGCCTGGCGTTGACGACGTCAACTGGAGAGGGGTTGACACTGTCAGGGCTTACTGTCATGCTCTGGGTAACGCGCTACCCCCACTCAAGCTCCCAGGGCTCCCATTCCCCCCGGTCCTGGTCGAGCACAGCGCGAGAAGAGGGGCCCGGCCATTGGGCAGGTCGGGCCCCTCTTCCTGTTCGACCTCCTGTGACTCCGCGTAAGGGGTGAAAGAACAGCACTCTTCGAGGAGTCACCATGCCTGTCGGAACGGTCGTCGCCCGCAACCTCATGGACGGGATCACCGTCCTCGCCTCGGACGTGAAGGGCACCCACTCGGTCGAGTGGGGCGCCAAGAACGACCCCTCCGGAGACGACATCCAGTTCGTCCCCGGCGAGGTCGTGGAATCCGTCGCCTTCCGTCGCGCCCTCGCCCGGGGCGTCATCGAGGTGATGGACGACCAGTCCGACCCCGAGGTGACCGAGGCCCTCTCGCGCCAGGTGGAGGCGTTCAAGCGCCGCCAGGAAGGCGCGCAGGAGCAGGTCGAGGTGACGATCGACCGACCCACCAGCCGCGACCAGGTGAGCGCCTTCTGCGTCGGCCCGGACACCCGGGGCACCGGCAAGTGCGGCACCCCGGTGGCCATCTCCGAGAAGAAGCTCAAGGACACCCCGCCGCTGTGCAACCTGCACAAGAACCTGGCGTCCCAGTACGTGCCTGAGGCCGTCAAGGGGAACGAGGACCGCATGGAGTGGGTGCGGGTCACGCTCGGCACCCGTGAGGGCTAGTACCAAGGAGAAGCGAGGACATGGCAGAGAAGTCTGAGGCCGAGGCCAGCAAGTCCGGCCAGGACGTGGAGACGCCGGAGACCGAGCAGAGCCGGACCGAGACCGGTCCCGCGCAGGACTCCGCCACCGCCGGTCAGGTCGGGGCCTACCGCGAGTCGGAGGGCCACGTTCCGGATCCGACGGCCATCACCGGCACCCTGGAGACCTCCGGCACCGGTGGCGGCGTGCACGAGCGCCTGACCGGCACCACCCGGATCTTCGGCGACGTGGAGCACATCGCCCAGCGGCTGGACACGCTCATCCACGAGCACACCCAGGCCCTGAAGGAAGAGGTCCGGGGGATGCTCATCCAGCACGAGGCCTCCGCCCAGGCGGCGCAGATCCCGCAGCAGTCGGTGGAGCACCACGGCCTGGCGACCCATCAGGGCAACATCGTCGCGCCGCACAACGACACCGGGGCGGCTCAGGACGCCCCGCGTTCGGCCAACGTCGCCGGATCCCCGGAGGACGTCAGCGCGGGCATCACCCCCGTGGAGGAGCCCGCGCAGGACTCCTACCAGCAGACCACCATCGCCGGAGCCGGGGACCCCCAGGAGCCGGTGAGGAAGGCCGAACAGGCCGAGGCCGAAGGGGCCAGCGAGCCCAAGGAGTCGGAGGACGACAAGGGCCAGCAGTCCACGCTGGGCAAGAACATCGCCGCTGCTGCCAAGAAGACCGCCGCGCGTCGGCAGGCGACCAGCAAGCAGCAGGACAAGAAGTAGCCGAGAGCCCGTAAGGGAGCAGCACCATGACGACACCGCCCGGATACGTGGGCAACCAGACCGACACCGAGGGCGTGTCCGGAAACACCGGTGCTGCCTCTCGCGGGACCCAGGACCGAGCCGCCAACACCGAGACCTCCACCACGGCCGCCGGAGGCGGCTGGTCTCAGACCGGACAGGCCCCGGACCCCAATCAGCAGGTGACCGGTGGGACCACCGACACCACCGGTACGAACAGCTCCAACGCCGGTCCCTGGACGCCGTCCACCAACTATGTGACCGGCACGGTCGAGACCCAGAAGATCGGCTGGCCCGAGACGCCGGGCGTCACCAAGGCCTACCGGGCCCCGGACACCACCATCGGCTACATGGGCGCCGCCGGTTCGGCCGACACCACCTGGACCGACCGGCCGATCTCGGACGGCTCGGTCCGCAGCGACTACGTCCAGAACATGACCGGCACCCTGGAGTCGGCCCTCATCGGCTCCACGGGCCCCACCAGCACCCTGGTGCCGGTCGCCCCGGCCGGAACCCCCACGGTGACCACCGGTCCCCGTCAGGTGACCGTCACGTGGGCCGCCGTGGCCGACCCGGACCCCACCGCCCCGGTCACCGGCTACATCATCCTGGGCTCCACCGGCGGCACGACCTACGTGGGCCGCAACGTCACCTCGGCCGTGGTGACCAACCTGGACCCGGCGCAGACGTACCAGTTCCGCGTGCTGGCCCGGAACAAGAACGGCGAGGGCCCCTACGGGTCCCTGTCGGCCGCCGTCCGGCCGTACAACCCGGACGTGCCGGACGTGCTCAAGCCGGGCGGCCTGGACCCGTACTGGGCCCAGAACGCCATCTACAACCCGGACGGCACCTTCAAGGCGGGATCCGGCCTCGCGGGCATCCCGGGGGCTCCTGGTACCCCTGTGGTGGCGGGAGCGGGTGCCACGAAGCTGAACGTCACCTGGACCGCTCCTGCGGACGCTCAGGACGTCCGGAGCTACACGGTCACCCTGTCCAGCGGGCAGACCAAGACCGGTATCGCCCCCGGCACCCTGACGACCCAGTTCACCGGACTGACCACCGGCACCGCGACCACGGCCCGCGTGACCGCCGTGGGCCCGCTGGGCAGCACCCAGTCCGCCGTGTCCAACTCGGTCAACGTGCCGTAGTCCCTGGACACGAGGAGCCCCGTGGTGACCTGACACCCGGGGCTCCTCGTACTTCTGTTGGTAGTCGGCCGGTTGGTCCTGTCGATCGGCTGGGTTCTCCCCGGAAGGGGCGAGGGAACCACGAGAGGAACTGGAGCGGATGTCCACACTCAGCCAGCACATGGGACTGAAGATCCCCGACGGGTCGGACCCGTTCCTGCGGACCGACTTCGTTCAGAACTACAACACCCAGGACAAGTACCCGGGCGTCTGGATCTGCACGTCGACCACCCGGCCCTCCTGGGGTTCCGCCCAGACGGGCATGATGATCATGGAGACCGATACCCGCCGGAACATGCTCTGGACTGGCACCACGTGGCGGGAGATGCTGACCGGCCCGGCCGTCTGGTACGGCTCGATGCGTCCTCAGGTGATGGTCGGATCCGGCACCTTCGTGACCTACGTGGTCGGCACCTTCACCGTGAACCGGCCCGGCTCCCTGCTCGGTATCACCACCACCGAGCACGCCCTGCCGTGCCGGGGCTACACCGGAGCGACCACCCGAGTGATGATCGACGGGGCGGACGCGAACTTCGACGGCCCCAACCAGCACGGTGAGTACGTGGAGTCGAACTTCCCGAACACCTCCACCTTCGGCACCGACCGTTGGTATCAGACGGTCTGCTCCCTGGGCGTCCGCAACATCTCCGCCGGAACGCACTCCGTCGGCATCCGGGTGTCGACCCAGCCGAACATGGAGGGCCAGATCAAGGTGACCTCGGTCCGTGCGATGGCGATGTTCGTCAACGCGACGGACCGCTAGGAGTCCTCATGACGCTCTACTGGAACGACCGGCAGTACGTCTCGCAGTACGCCATCGACACGGTGGGGCTGAGCATCGTCCAGAACCAGGTCCCCCTGGACGCGGACGGCACGGTATCCGTTTCGATGACGAATGAGAACACCGGCGCGGTCATCTTCACTCGGACGGCCAATCACCTCGGGGTCGGCGACTACGCGACCACCTTCAACAGCTCCGACACCTCGATCCCCGGCATGTACACCATCCGGTGGGACTACGAGATCGCCACGGAGCCGCAGTACTTCGAGGGCGGCATCGAGATCGGTCCGGCCTCCCCGGCGTACGACAATCTGCCCGACCCAATGAAGGGCATCATCGAGTCGGTCTGGGTCCGCATGGCAGATCTGCTCGACTCTCCGGGTGGCGGTCCGAACGCCCTGACGTACGTCCAGAGCAAGTTCGGCCGGGGCCGGGTGGCGGAGCTGCTCAGGATCGCCCTGGGCCGCATGAACACCATGGCCCAGCCCTTCCAGACCTACACCCTGGACGGCAACGGGGGAGCGCAGTTCCCCTACGCGCAGTGGGGCTCGCTGCTGGAGTCGATGACCTGGGCCGAGACGATCAAACACTTGATCCGGATCTACACCGAGCAGCCGCAGTTCATGGGGAGCGGCAACGTCTCCCGGCTCGACCGGCGGGACTACGTACAGCGGTGGCGGGACGTCCTCATGGAGGAGGAGCAGCTCATCAAGTCCCAGTTGGACGTCTTCAAGATCGCGTCCATGGGTCTGGGACGACCGGCCGTTCTCATCTCCGGCGGCGTGTATGGCAGGTACGGCCCGACTCGTATGGCAGGCAGTGTCGCCGCCCGGCCCAGGTATTGGACGAGGTACTACTGAGTCAGCCTGCCCCGAGGCGTCATCCTTTCGTGGATGACGCCTCTGTCATATGCCAAATCCTGTACTGTGATGGGCTCCTGACCCTCCGTAACAAAAGGAGAGCCCATGATCGTCCGTGACTGGTACAAGTCCTCGCTGTCCGTGCAGAACGCGTGCGTGGAGATCCGCGTGCACGGGACCGGCGCCGTGGACGTCCGCAACTCCAAGAAGCAGGACGGCCCGTCCGTCAGCTTCACCAAGGAGGAGTGGGCCGCGTTCATCGGCGGCGCCCGCAACGGCGAGTTCGACGTCTGATGGCCCCCATCGCCAAGGACTGGTTCAAGTCCTCCGCCTCCTGCGGCACGAACAACTGTGTCCAGGCCCGGTTCCACACGGACGGCTCGGTGGACATCCGCAACTCCAAGGACCCCGAGGGCCCGATGGTCAGCTTCGACAAGGACGAGTGGGCGGCGTTCCTCGCGGGCGTCGGCAACGGGGAGTTCAACGCGGCGTAGCCGTTTCACTCTTCCGTGCGAACCTGATATCGTCAGGTCCAGTGCGGATGTAGCGTGTTCTCCGCAGAAGGCCCCACCGTCCACGGTGTGGGGCCTTTTGCGTTTCCGGGGCACGTCGTGTCAGGGGAGCCGCAGGTCCTGAGAAAGGTTGAGGAACTGGCTCCCGGGAGGATCTCTTGTCGTACACCGTCACCATCAAGAGCGGGCTGGTGGACGTCGTCCTCCCGGACGGCAACCGATACCAGGGCGGCAACATCGTCACCCTCTCCGATGCCGAATACGCGATGCTCAGCCCCACGGCGGCGTCCGCCCTCTTCTCCGGCTCCACCGCGAAGTCGGACGCCGGTACGGACTCCTCCGTCTTCAACGTCGCCGACTACGGCGCCAAGGGTGACGGGAAGATCGTCATCGACGCCGTCATGAACTCGGGTTCCGGAGTCCTGACGAGCGCCTCGAACCCCTTCACCTCCGACGACGTCACCAAGACCGTTCTGATCGATGGGGCCGGTCCTGGAGGGGCGCCTCTCGTCGGCGTGATCAGCTCCTTCACGAACGCCGGATCCGTGACCCTCTCGGTGGCCGCGAGCGCCTCCGTGAGCGCCAAGGTGGTCATGCTGGCCTCGGACGACACGGCAGCCTTCCAGGGGGCCGTCAACGCCGCCGTAGCCTACGCTCTGGCCCACAGCGGCTCGGCCACGGTCTATGTCCCCTCGGCCGCAGGGAAGTTCTACGGGGTCTTCGGGACTCTCCAGACCGGCACTGCGACCAAGGGCAACGCTCAGATCACCCTCCCGATCGTTCCGGCCACTGGCCCGAAGGTCACGCTGACCATCACCGGTCCCAGCTCCGGCGCCGGAGTGCAGCACTGGCAGCAGAACTGGCCGAACACCACCGGGGCGACCATCGTCTCCTTCGGGGTCTTCGCCAACGCCTCGGCCCAGTCCACCTCGATCAACAACAGCGGCAACCCCAGCGTGATCGGCGGTCCGTCGCAGCCCGGCGGGTACGGCATCAGCCCCGGCGTGTTCAGCAACATGTACGTCGACATCGCCAACCTGTCGATCCTCACGGCTCACAGCCCGAGCGGCTACACCTACACCGCACTGGACCTCTCCGGTGTGGCCTGCGCCCGAATCCGGGACTTCGCCTACTCCACGACGGGCGTTGTGGCGGGCGGCAGCTACGGCAACCCCAACGTGTTCGGCTCCGGCGCCAGTGCGGGTCTGCTCATGCCCGCCAACGGGAACAACGACCTCTGCGTGATCGATAACGTGATCTGCGGCGGCGGCTACACCTACGGCCTGCTGGCCACCGAGCACACGGACATCGTCGGTCTGCGCATCCTGTACTGCTGGGCGGCCCTGTGCCCGGTCGGCAACTACTTCGGCTCCGTCGGGGCGGCTCACTCGATCACCGGCTCCCTGATCAGCATCGAGCAGTGCACGTACCTGCTCCACTTCGTGGGGGTGGGCTCCTCGGGCATCGGACCGGTGATCTACCTGAAGATCGACACCGAGACCTCCACGCCGAAGTTCGGCGACCGCAACAGCGGGGCGGCCCTTGCGGCGGCGCGTGGAGAGGTGGTTCTCGGCGGTCTCTTCACCCCTTCCGGCCTCACCCTGGACGGCCCGGTGGGCTTCACCATCCGCAACATCCAGGACGCCTTCCCCGTGAAGACCGTGACGTCTGCCTACACCGTGACGGCCTTCGATGAGGTGATCATGGCGGACGCCTCCAGCGCGGCCTTCCAGGTCACCCTGCCCACGGCCGTCGGCCGGACGCGCCGGATCACCGTCAAGCGCATCAACGCCACCAACAACGTCACGGTGGGCACCACGTCCGGCCAGACGATCGACGGATCGGCGACGGCACAGACTCTGTCGACGCAGTGGTCCTCCATCACGGTGGTCCCCACGCCGACCGGCAACTGGATCAAGGTCTGAGAGGCCGCCATGCCGCAGTTCACCGCGCGCCCCACCCCGCCGAACGTCCCCCAGCCGTTCCAGCCCTACTACGTCCGCCAGCCCCAGCGTTGGGCCGTCGACCAGGAGAGGCAGCGGCACTACCAGGCGCTGTACCAGATCGGCGAATGGACCATGTTCTGTCTCATGTGGCACCTGGACGACTACGAGAACGGTCTGGTCGGCCGGTGCCCCACCTGCTACATCGCGAGCCGGTACGCCTCGGCCTACAAGCAGTCCGACCGGAACAAGTGCCCGGACTGCTACGGCACGACGTTCGAGAACGGCTTCAAGGCCCTCATCGTGCGTCCGGCGGTCTTCTCGGACTCCGACGAGAACCAGCAGTTCCAGGCGCGCGGTGTGGTCGACGCGGACCAGCTCGACATGGAGTCCACCCCGGACTTCCGTGTCCGTACGGGTGACTACTGCTTCCGCTCCACCGGCCACCGGTTCTACCTCCGGGTGCCGGACCGCATCACCCTCCGCACGGGCTTCGCGACCCCCTACCAGCGCTCCATGGCCGTCGGCTACAACCACGCCAGGGCCGCCCTGGAAGACCGCAGCACGGTGGCGTACACGATTCCGCCGGTCGAGAAGGACCTGGTGGACATCCTGAACGTCTCCTCCACCCAGCCCCTGGACTTCAGCGCGTACGAGATCATCCGTTCGCCGCTGATCCCGATCGATGACCTGGCCTAAGGAATTTAAATATGAGCCTCTTGTGGAAGAGGGCCGCTGCCTTTCAGCGGGAGGGCATGGCTTGGTATGTCGAGCCGGGCGAAGAGCACTACGCCCAGCACGCAAAGTCCGTGCGCCACGCGGGCTTCGCCGGGTACGTCGGCCGAGATTCTGATGACGATTACGACGAGGACGGGGGGCAGAGTCACGGCGGCTTTGACGAGGACCTCTGGGACAATCTCGAAGTCGATCCGACCTCGCACGAGCAGCGGCACTACGACGAGCACGACGAATACCCAGAGTCTTACGAGGATCGCCGCGACCAGGCGTACCAGGACGCCCTGACCAAGAGGCAGCAGGAGAACGAGCCCGACCTCGAAGATGGTCAACTCCACCGCTTCGTCAGCGAACACGGGACCAACACTCACCACTGGCAGCAGCACGCCACCTACGGCGCGGTGAACCTCAAGCAGCCGGTCTACGCCACCCAGAGCCACGTCTCCCAGGCGCACATCGACAAGTACCTGGCCGACCCGGGCGCCACGAGCCACCACAGGGAGAAGTACGGCGAGACGACGGGCAACAGCAACTACCTGGGCGACGGCGCCCCGATGTTCGTCACCCACGAGGGCCGCCTGCACGCCACCGAGGGCCACCACCGGACTGCCGCAGCCCTTCAGCGCGGGGACAGCCACATCATGGGTTGGCACTACGACGCGGACGAGCACGGCTTCCCGGACGACGAGGGCCGGATGCCCGATCACCCCGACTACGAAGACCCGGACGACTGGTGACCCATGCTCCTCGAAACCGCCGAGTTCAAGATCGCCGAGGAGCCTGACCGGATCATCATGATCGTCAAGGGCCTGAGCCCCGGTCGGGCCCGCGCGGCGGCTCTGGCGGCCGTGAGGGAGTGCCGCCGCAAGATGCCGAAGATGTCCGGCGCCTCAGCCGCCCGGATCCAGCCCCTGTACGGCAAGGGCTACTTCGGCCTGTGGTGGGCCGACTCGTACGTCTGGTTCCAGGACCACGGCATCCGGCCGTTCACCATGCGCAATCTGGCGGGCAAGACGATCCCGATGTGGATCGATGACCCCACGGGCATTGAGCGGTCCCGCAATCCTAAGGCGAAGGTCCGCACCACGGCCTCCGGCAAAACCCAGGTCCTGATCTTCCGGCGTGCTGCCAACATCGGCCAGAGGATCACCAAGTACGGCAAGGACCGCAACGGCAACCGGATCGTCGTCTCCGACAAGCCCGCGAGCTACCCCGGCGCCCCGGGCCGGATCTCCCGCCGGGAGGTCGGTCAGCCCTGGACGCGGCCCGGCGGGAAGGGCGGCCAGATCGCTCCGGGGAACGTCGGCGTACGGTGGCGCCACCCGGGCATCCAGCCCCGGCTCTTCCTGAACAACTCGGTGACGCTGGCCGCACAGTGGAACGGCATCCTCCCGACCCGTGTGTACCTCTGTGACCGCAACTGGCGGCAGATCCTGGAGACCCGCTGATGTACATCGCCCCGCTGAAGACGCTGCTGGTCGAGGCCCTCCAGGGGACGTTCGACAGCGTGTATCCGGTGACCAAGTTCCGGAACGTGCACGCCAGCCTGGAGTACCCGGTTGACCCCCAGGACTACCCGTCGCTCTGGATCGACTACGACGACACCCAGCCCCTCCTGCGGGCCGGTATCGCCCACCTGGAGGACTTGACCGACAGCGGCACCACGGTGGCCCCCTTTACCCGATGGCGCTTCCAGGGGTACGTCTCGATCACGGCAGTGGCCCTGACCTCCCTGGAGCGGGATGAGCTGTTCGATGAGGTGGTCCGCGTGGTGGCCTTCGGCAACGAGGACACCGTCATCGGGCGCTTCAAGGACATGATCGCCAACAACGATCTGATCGGGGCCAACCTCCAGACCGACAAGATCGACGTGCGCGGCAGTGCGGCGGCCCCGGGCACCCCCTGGGGGACCGACGAGCTGATGTACGAGCGCTCGCTGAACCTGGAGATCATCGGCGAGTTCGTTCCCGACCCCGCCACCGGGACCCTGGTCCCGCTGTCCAAGATCCTGGTCCTCCCCACCGCATACCTGCCCGGCGATCCGAACAGCCCGTTCCCGCCGGATGTCGTCGGAGGCGGAAGCACCGACTGGCACTGATGTCTCCTGTCCTCCGGGGCCCCTCTCCTGCGAAGGGGTGGAAGCCCGATCTAGCCGGTCCCGGAGGGTATGCAGATGCCGGATTTCACTTCGTATGTGCCCCCGGGCGTATACGTCCAGGACACGTCGCAGCCGGTCGTCACGCCCACCACCGTCACCACGAACACGGTGACGATCATCGGCCCGTCGATCGGCTACCAGACCAACACTGAGCTGGTCCCCGTCTACTGGAACAGCAACACCGCCCTGACCAAGCGCGGCATCTTCGTCACCGCCGTCACCGGCCCCCCGCCCATCGGCGCCCCCGTCGTCAAGGACGTCAACGGCGTCACCCAGGTCTACGGGGTCGACTACACCTTCGTGGTCGACGCTTCCGGCACCGGCGGTGCGGCCAACGCGGTGACCTACATCAAGCGCCTCGGCCCCGTCGGCACCCCGTCCGGCCCGTCGCCGACCAGCGGTCTGGCGGACGGCGCCTCGGTCTACGTCACGTACAACTACGCCGACACCACGTACTACACGCCGCAGGAGTTCACGGACCCGAGCCAGATCGCCGCCACCTACGGTGCTGCGGTCTCCGGCACCGTTCCGGCGAACCCGAACGCGACCCAGGTCGTCTGCCCGCTCACCCTGGCCGCCCAGATCGCCATGGCCAACGGCGCGAGCAACATTCTGGCGCTGCCGACCAACCCGGCCGACGGCACCCTCAAGGAGCAGTTCGTAGCGGCCTACGCCAAGATCGTCGCGAACTACACCGCCCAGTTGATCGTCCCGCTGTTCGTGGACGGCACCCCGGACAGCACCGGGACTCCGGGTGACGCTCACACGGCGGATGCCGTCCTGGCGCTCATCCAGGACGTCAACACCCACTGCGTCACCGCCTCGGACGACGGCTTCGGCCGGATCGCCTTCGTCGGCTTCGAGCCCAACTACGACTCGGCCACCCGGAACTACGACGCCGTGGCCCGTCAGATCGCCTCGAAGCGGACCGTACTGGCCTACCCGAACCAGATGAGCTTCTACAACACCCGGCTGGCACAGACCACCGTGGTGGCGGGCTACTACCTCGCGGCGGCCATGGCGGGAGCCCTCGCGGGAGGCGACGTAGCCCGAGGCCTGACGAGCGTCTCCGTCACGGGCTTCAACAGCATCCCTCCGGCCCTCGCACAGCTCCAGACGAAGTCCTTCAAGGACAACCTGTCCAAGGCCGGTGTGTCGGTCGTGGAGCAGACCCGTACGGGCACCCTCGCGGTCCGCCACGGCCTCACCACCGACATGAGCAGCCTCACCACCCGGGAGATCTCGCTCGTGCGCACCGGGGACGTCCTCTTCGAGCTGGTGCAGACCGGCATGGACGCGGCGGGCCTGATCGGCGAGCCGATCGACGTCGACATGACCACCCGGGTCAAGGGCGCCCTGACCGGCATCCTGGAGCGCGCCGTCACGGACAGCGTGATCCGTGCCTACACGGACGTCGCGGTCCGGCAGCAGTCCCTGCCCTCCGGCGACCCGTCGGTGATCGAGGCGCAGTTCGCCTACTCGCCGCTGGTGCCGCTGAACTACATCACGGTCACCTTCGCGATCGACCTGTCCTCCGGTGACATCACCGCGACGGACAACACCGAAGAGACCACGACCCCGTAAGACCCCGACCACGGGCTGACGGACTCGGCCGGGCCCAGTTGCTGTGGGCCCGGCCGGATGAACTGCGAAGGGATGGAGAGGAGGTGCTACTTCACATGGGTGTAGGCGCGACCGTTGACGATGTGGTTCACGAGTCCACGGCTGATGCCGAAGCGGTCGGCGATGCCCTGGTACGGCACCTCCTGAACCCGGAGCAGCCGGATCTCGCGGACCTGTTCATCCGTGAGGTTGACCCGAACGCGGGGCTTCTTGGGCTTGGTGTTGTCCCGGGTCAGGTAACTGATGTTCGACGGGGTGACACCGAGGTCCCGGGCGATGTCCGCGCAGGAGTCTCCGGCGGCCCTGCGGACTCTCGCCTGCTCGATCTGGCCCTGGGTCAGCTTGCCCCCGGGGGAGCGCCTCTCGTCGGCCGTCACGGGCGGTACGTCGGTGATGTGGGCCCAGGTGTCGCCGATGATGGCGAAGCGGATCGCGGAGACGTCTCGATCCATGCTCATAGCGATGGTCTCCATGGACGTCCCGCCCCGGTAGAGCTTGCGGGCCGTACGAACCATGTCCTCGGTCAGAACGGCCTGAGCATTGAGGGTGCCGTGCTGATCTCGGACTCCGCGTCGGCCTCGGGAGTCCATGTCGGCGATGTTGTCGACCTGGGTCCCGTCGATGATGTGACTCGGACGGTTGCAGGGAGGGTTATCGCAGGTGTGGCGGCTGGTCTGCGGCAGTCGCCCGTGGACGACGTAGAAGACCACTCGGTGGGACGGAGTTCCGCCACGTCGTCCCGTGTTCGGGTCTCGGAAGCTGAAGTTCCCGTAGTTCTCGTTCTCCCCCTTCCGTCGGGAACGGGTCCACTCCCAGCACGAAGTGTCGTCGTCAACGACGTCGACCTTCTCCCACAGACGCCTCTCCAGATCGGAGAGGCCGTCACGACTTCCACTTCGCAGTACGGCCTCGTAGGCCCGCGCTGTATCCATGTAGGAAATCGTAGCAGTTTTCCTACGCAGATTCCTACGCCTCTCCTGGCGTACATTTCTCTCGGAGGAGGCCTCCAAAATGCCCCAGACTAAGGTCAGGGTCGTAGGAAGCGGGTTCACTACCTTCTTTTACAAGGGTAAGGGGATCGCGTTCTGCGAAGGAGTTGAGGATAGTGGTCAACGAGCATTTAGCGACCTCGGACAGCCGTACCAGTTCATCCAGCCCCTGGGTGCCTCGCACCCCGTGGAGATCGCCACCTCGCGAGTCCTCCAGGGCGGCACGCTGATCCTCACCATCCGCGAGCTGTGGAACGGCTACGTGTGGGAGCAGCTCTCCGGCCTCGCGGGCTCGAAGAACATCGTGGACATCTTCCGGCTGCTGGCCAACGACCCGAATTACGTCACGTGCCAAACGGTCATCAAACCGCCCGGCACCCAGAACAACCCGGGCGCCTGGCGCGGCAAGAACTACCACAACTGCACCGTGGTGGACATCAACGACGGCGACACCATCACGGTCGGCTCCCTGGCCGTAACCAAGGGCATCACGGTGGCCTACACGCACACCTCGGCCCTGAACAAGTAGGGCGGACGACATGAGCGAGCAGCAGGCGAAGGCCTACGACCCGACGGCTTTGGCGCAGGAGCCCGAGGACGAGCCGGGGACCCTCCGTGACGAGGAGGGCAACCTGCTGCCCTCGTTCGACTCCCGGTACGCGGAAGGCCTGAAGGGCCTCGCGTTCGTGGGGGCCCTGTCCAAGCCCTTCACGTGGCTCGGCCACGACTTCGTGATCCGGACGCTCCGCGACGGCGAAAAGCTCGCGGTGGCCCAGATCATCAAGGAGTTCGCCGACACCATGGGTGCCGACCGGGCCTACGGATGCGCCATCGCGGCCATGTGCACGATGAGCGTGGACGGCGAGGAGCTTCCGGTCCCGATCGGCGAGAGCCGCCGGTCGTACGAGTGGGGCCTCCAGCGCTTCAACTACGTCAAGGACACCTGGTTCCCCTTCACGGTGGACGCAGTCTTCAACGAGTACGTGGCACTGGAGGACCTCGCGGCCCGGGTCGTGGCGGCCATGGGAAAAGCATCGGCCCCCGAGGGCTCGAACCCTTCGTAGAGCGGATCCTGAGGCAGGCTCAGGCCCGGGGGCTTCTCCAGGGGGACAACCTCTCCGAGGTGCAGATCCTCGGTCTGGAGTACCTCCGCTTCGCCGACGGCCTGAAGGAGGCCGAACGGGAGGAGCGGGAGGAGGAGTTCCGGCGCAAGCTCCTGCTGAACGTGGCCAAGGCGGGCCTGGTGGCCTCCGGCCAGTACAAGGAGGAGGTTCTCTTCGAGGAGTACTTCCCCTCCGAGACTCCGGAGTCCGACGGGATCGACTACACCGACAACAGCGGTGTGGACTACGAGGCGCCGTCCGAGGACGAACTGGAGGTCCTCGCCCGGATGCTGGCCGACAACACGGTCACGGTCGACGGGGCCCCGCTGGAGGGGCCGGACGCCGAACAGCCCTCCCCGCCGGAGGACAGCACCCCCTCGCTGCCTCCGCCCCGAGACTTCGATCCGACGCAGGTTGAGCAAGATACGGAGTGGGTCTGATGGCAGACGGCGAGCCGGACAGCGGCGTCAACGACAACCTGGACCTGGGCCGCCTGTTCTCCCTGCTCGTGCGCGGCCAGGAGAACACTGCCCGCGTCATGGGGGAGATGCGGGACTCCATGGCGCGATCACTGCACATGGCCCAGTCCTTCATGACGGGAACCGGATCCGCTGCGGCGGCCAGCTTCCGTGTCGGCATGGGCGCCCACAACCCTCTGGCCGGACACACGACATCGGCACCCAGCGGACCCGTCTACACGATCACGTCTCTGCCGCCCACCCCGGGATCCGCGTCCGGAGGATCCGCTTCGAGCGCGCCCTCGGCTTCCGGCGCCCCGGCAGGACCGTCTCCGGCTCCCCGAGGGCCTCGGTGGAGCCTTCCGCCGGTCGGCCAGGTCACCGCGCAGTTCCTCCAGGACCACACCCGGATGCCCACCAACGCGGGCGACTGGGGAGCCACCCTCTCCGATCTGAGGGACCGGACCATCCAGCAGACCCGGCAGAACTGGAGCCGGTCCGCCTTCGGTGTCTGGTCGCCCTACTGGCGTCCTCCGGGAGGCTCCGGGGGAAGTGGTGGCAGCGGCGGCTCGGGAGGCTCTGGCGGCGGCTCTGGGGGCTCGGGAGGGGGCTTCGGCGGTGGAGGCTTCGGCCCCGGCCCGTACGGCATGGGACCCTCCGGCCTGCCCCCGAACCCCATCTACTTCGGCGGTCCCGGCTCCCCACACGGCCCCTACGGCCCCTATGGCCCGTACGGTCCCGCCAGTGGCGGCGGAGGTCACGGCGGTGCTGGCGGGGGTTCCGGTGCCTACGGCGCCAACCACACCCCGGGCAACCCTGGCCATCTGTGGGGCATGAACTCCGGCATCGGCGGCTGGGCCCGGCGGAACATCCCCCTCGTAGGACTGGTCGACAGCGCCTTCGGCGAGGTCAAGAGCCAGCGGAACAAGAACGAGTACTACCAGAACGTCGAGGGCGGCGGAAACTTCTCCGGCTTCGGTGAGCGGCTCCACGAGGAGGCGTATGTCGCCTCCACGACGGGCTTCTTCACCGACGAGGAGGCCCGGCAGGCCTTCAAGGGCGTGACCCGCCTGGGGTACAACGGCCGCGTCCGGGATCAGTACTCGCGTCAGGGCGGACGCCAGAACGCGCTGGACTTCATCTACCACGGGAAGTCCTCGTACGGCGCCTCCGTGTCCGAGAGCCTCCAGCAGCTCGAAGTGGTGTCCAAGAACTCCACCCTGTCCCTGAACGGCCTCCAGAAGGCCCTCAAGGACGTCTCGGACACCGCCGGTCGGGCGGGCGTCAACGCCCAGATGGCCCGCAAGCAGCTCATGGACATGGTGAGTACGGGGGTGCAGGCGGGCTACGGTGCCGGTGCCATCCCGACGGCCCAGAACATCCAGATGGGCAAGACGTCCCTGGGCCGGTCGTACGAGGACATCGACCTGTCCGGCCAGATGGGCCAGCAGTACGCCTACATGGCGTCCTCGAACGCCGGGATGACGTACAACCAGTACACCGCGTTGCAGACCACCAACCCGCTCGCGGCGGCTCAGGCACGAGCCGGGGAGAATCTCTCGCTGCTGTCGCAGATCTTCACCCAGGACGAGATCAACTGGGTCAAGCAGCAGGCGAACGGGCTCGGCGGCCAGCTCGACTCGGACGCGGCCCTGAGCATCGTGCCCGCGTTCATGCAGGCCTTCCCGAACCACAACATCTCGGTCATCCAGCAGCAGCTCGCGGCGTTCGGCATCGTCCAGACCAGTGACCCGCAGAAGGCCGTGGCGTACGCGTTCACCCTGATCGCCGGGCAGAACGGCGACTTGGCCAATGCGGAGAAGAACGCCAAGGCCAACAAACCCATGTCGACCAAGCAGGCGGCGAAGCAGGGCAAGGACTCCGGCTTCATCAAGGGCTTCTCCACCAAGATCGACCACGGCTCCAGCACCGCTGCCAAGATCGGTGGCGCCTTCGTGGAGACGGTCACGGCCGGGATCGTGGACGACATCGGCACCGACAAGGGCGACTCGTCCGCCATGGTTCAGTACAAGAACCAGGTCAAGAAGTCCGGTCAGCGCAACCCGGTGATCGAGAACCTGCTCCAGCACGTCAAGGACCAGGACTCGGCCAAGGTGGTCGTCCACACCTCCAAGGGCCAGCGGGTGGTGTCCCTGAAGGACGCCATCAAGAACCACTCCGAGGAGCTGTCCGCAGGCTCCGTGCGGTTCGTGGACGGCTCGGAATCGGGCAAGTCGGTCCAGGACCTCCTGGGCACCGGTGCGACCGACAGCACGGCCAACTGGACCTCGGAGGCGTCCAAGTCCAAGGGCAACGAGGGGACCTCCATCAAGGAGTGGGAGAAGAAGCACCCGAGCCGGAAGACGTCGGCCAACAGCGGCGGGACCGCTGCAAACGGTAAGGTCGTAGTGGATCTTTCGGACACGGCGAAGCAGCTCTTGAAGATCTCCTCCGCGACCGGCATCGCGGGGGCGAACGGAGAGGGCGCCCCGCCGCTGAACCCCTACAACTGGAACGCGAGTAGGTGACATGGGACTGGCCAAACTGGGCTTCGCCAACGGTCCCTCCATCACGTTCCGAGTGGACCCCGAGTCGTTCGACTACAACATCAAGGTCCACACGTCGGTGATCAACACCGTGGGCGGCCGGGTGATCCAGGTCCTCGGCACCACGGTGTCCGACGTCGTGGTCCAGGGGTCCATCGGCGAGGCCCACAACATGGGCCGGGGGTCGAACGGGGGAGAACACCCGGGCGTCTCCTGGAAGCTGGCCTCCCAGTTCTTCCTTCAGATCCAGGCCCTCCAGCAGCTCCAGAGCGCCGGGGCGAACACGCCGGGGTCCGCCGGGAAGGGGGACAACTTCTTCCTGGAGCCCGCGACCTTCGTGTACTCGCCCAAGGGCCTGCGATTCCAGTGCTACATCAAGTCCATCGTGGACCCCGACGGAGACGGTACGGCCGGAGTGGTCCACCGGGTCGGCCGGGCGAACTACCGGTACGTGCTCACCCTCTTCCCGATCCAGGAGGGGTCCACGGAGCTGACCAAGGCCGGTATGTCCAACGGCGTCCTGGACCAGGCCCGAGCGAAGGCCGTGGACGCCTACATTGCCCGCATCTCGCAGGGCATCGGCTGGAAGTTCACGGCCTACAACGGCGGATCGACCCCAAGTGCCCAATGGGAGAAGGAATTTAAAAAGAGCCATCCGGATGTCACGCCGGACACGACCCTTGATCGGCAGGACCAATGACGGAGCCCATCCACTGGGGATCGGACGTCCCCGTGTCCCTCCCTCAGCCGCTGGCCGAGGACAACCCCGGCATCATCCCGATGGACGGGTTCTGCTTCACGGCCAACGGCCTGGCCTACGACCTCTCCCAGGCCGACTTCGCGCGCATCTCGACCCCCACGTTCGCCCCGGAGGACCCGCAGCAGCAGGTCATCCGCTACGACGAGGGGCTGTGATATGGGCCGACAGGGACTGAACACCACGCTGTCGTACAGCTACAACGGGAAGAGGTACACCTTCTCCCTGCGGGTGCAGGAGATCGCCCACGGCTCCCGGATGGTCGCCGACGAGTCCCAGGCGCGGACCCGGCGGGCCTACTACCCGCACCAGGTGTCCTCGGTGCCCTTCTCGCTGGTTCCGGTCATCAAGGGCTACCAGGAGCGTGTGCAGTTCTCGAACTATCTCGTGGACTACGTCAAGCGCGTCCAGGATCCGGGTCTGAGCGTCAGCAAGTTCCCGACCATGCGCGTCACCTGCTCGGCCCGGAGCTTCGAACGGTACGGCGTGCCGGTCGCCGGGATCGAGTGGGGAGACCACGTCGGCTCGATGGTCTGGACGCCCCGGGTCATCTTCGAGACCCATGTGGACCAGTCGCTCGGGGACACCCCGGGCACCTACAACTGGATCTCGTACTTCATCTACCCGGCCGGGGCCCTGGACCGGTCTCCTCAGATCGCGTACTTCTACCCCTCCGGCATCCAGCTCTCCGGCTCGCAGGTCCCGGCCGAGGGGAGCTACGACAAGGTCACGACGATCCAGGACATCCAGGACATCATCAACGGCGGTACCCAGGGCGGCTCCGACGCCGGAGGCGACCCCTCCTGGGGTGGCGTGCCGTATCAGCCCGGTAAGGGCCCCACCCAGACCCTTCCGCCCGGCCCGATAGGTCACTGATGCCATCGTTCATCTACGCGCCGCAGATCAAGGTCTTCGTGGAGACCGGCGGCAACATCCTGAACAAGAACGTCCGGCCGCAGACGCTGGACGTCTCCGACGACATTGTCCGGGGACGGCTCACCCGCCGGGTCGACGGCGTGTCCGACCTCCAGCTCACGCTGACCAACCAGCGCAGGAAGTACGACCAGGTCTTCACGCCCAACGACCGCATCACCGTGCTCATGAAGCGCGTGACGTGGCTGCGGGTGTTCACCGGATACCTGAACTCCGTCCCGCTCATGACGGGCTGGCCCAGGGACGTGGAGCTGACGGCCTCGTGCTCCCTCAAGCGGCTCCAGTACTGGTACTGGGACCCGGAGTCGGCCTACACCCAGCAGATGATCATGAACGCCCTGTCGGCGGCCCAGGGAACGGGTATGAACTCCGACGGCGGCATGACCAACGTGGTGCTGTCCGTGCTGAAGGAGGTCGTGGGTTGGCCCGAGTCCAAGGTCCACATCGCCAAGATCCCCGACGACTGGTTCAAGACGGCCTACAAGATCGCCGAAGCCGTCGACAAGAGCGCACAGGAATCGGACGACCTGGCCCAGCAGTTCTTCCAGTCTCTGGGCGGCGCCGGGACCGTCGGCACATCCGGGGGAGAGGCCGACACCTCCGGCCTTAATGGGCAGTACGGCGGCTACAACTCCGCTGAGCAGAAGAAGAACGGCGTCCTGATCTACAACGCGGGCCGGTCCATGGGTGCCACCCAGAGCGACCAGATCGTGGCCATCATGACGGCCATGCAGGAGTCCGGCCTCGTCAACCTCAAGGGCGGAGACGCCGACTCGGCAGGCCTCTTCCAGCAGAGGCCCTCCCAGGGCTGGGGAACCTACGAGCAGGTCACCGACCCGACGCACGCGGCCAAGAAGTTCTTCTCCGCCCTGTTCAACATCCACAACCGCAACAAAATGACCAAGGCCCAGCAGTGCCAGGCCGTCCAGCGCTCCGCCTACCCGGACGCCTACGCCAAGCACGAGAAGGCCGCCACCCAGATGGTCAATGACATGGCCAAGAGCGGTGGCACGAGCACGGTCACCGGCTCCGGGTCGAAGAACTCCACCGAGTCCAAGCCGTCCACCAAGGCCACCGGCACCGCGACCAACTACCAGTTCATCCAGGTCGCCAAGGACCTCGTCACCACGTACCCGAACATCCCGTACACCCAGAAGTACGGCGGGACCCAGATAGACATCCTGTCGGCCGACCCGCCCCCTGGACTGGACTGCTCGTCCTTCGTTCAGGCGGTCGTCCTGCGGACCCTGGGTGGCCTGTACGGCTTCCCGCGCACCTCGGAGACCCAGAAGCCGTACTGCCGGTCCATCGACGTCGCCACGGCCATGAAGACCCCAGGAGCCCTGCTCTTCAAGGGGTCCCCGCCGTTCCACGTGGAGATGTCCATCGGCGACGGCAAGCACTCTGTGGGCGCCCACCACTCGGGCACGAACGCGTCCATCGAGTCCACCACGGCGTCCTACTGGGACTCCGGCGGCCTCGTGCCGAGGATCAACTACGGCAAGCTCGGCATGGGCGACGGCGACGCCGGGGGAGGGTCGGTCACCGACACCCCGGGTGCCGGTGCGGCCGAGAAGACGATCTACACCGATCCGTACTCGAACACCCCGGGCTACAACGCGAACGACCCCTTCGACAAGCTCTTCGGGGACACCGTCTGGCAGCCGGTGGCCAGCCAGAAGAACGACCCCGAATACATCCTGAGCCAGTCCCTTACGGGCATTAAGTCGCTGATGAACGATCAGCCCCTTCTGCCCTACCTGAAGAATCTCTTCTCGGCAACCATGCGGTCCTTCTGCTCGGCCCCGAACGGGGACCTGATCGCGTGGTTCCCGGACTACTACGGGCTGTGGGGGACGGCGGCCAAGATGGTCGTCCAGCCGATCGAGGTCAAAGACTTCTCGGTCACCTGGGACGACAGCTTCTTCGTGACCCACCAGTTCACCGCGACGACGCCGCAGGGCGGCGCGGGCCAGAACGGACTGAACCTCGCCACGGGGCAGGTCACGTCTCTGGTCGGTGCGGCCCTGGACCCGCTGGTGGTCGCGCAGAACCTGAGCTACACCCGGGGCATCGCGTCCATCGACGTCCCGGCGATGATGTACGCCCTTTTTAAAATCACCCCCACCACGGCTCAGGCCGAGAACTTCTCGAAGTGGATCTACCAGCGCTTCGGGGCCCGGCCGGACTTCCAGCAGCTCCCGAACCTGGTCGGCCCGTCGGCAGAGTTCTTCGCCTCGATCTACTACTTCATGCGCCAGTGGGCCTACCAGTACAACGCGGACATCCCGCTGACCTTCATGCCGGAGCTGTACCCCGGCATGCTCCTTCAGGTCCCCGCGTTCTCCTTCCAGGGCTACGTCAACTCCGTGACGCACTCCTGGGAGTTCGGGGACAACGGCTACTTCGAGACCTCGGCGAACATCTCGGCGCCCGCCCGGCTAAGCGACACCGGCGACGCGGCGGACGTCCTGATCGGCCTGCCCCGCGCGGGCGGCCTGATTGCGAGCTGACCCATGTACCAGTCGGTGATGGCCAAGAGGCAGGGGATCGGATCGTCGGGCACAGGCTTCTCCTTCGTGCTCGCCACGATCAAGGAAGTCCACCCGGACACGAACATCTGCCTGGCCCAGGACCTCCAGACCGGAGACCAGTACCAGGTCGGTCTGAACAAGCGCGGGGACGTCGTCTGGCCCCAGGTGGGCGACCAGTGGATCCTGGACCGATCGATGGGTCACTGGGCTCTGAGGACGAAGGTCACGGAAACCCAGGCTCCGGTCTACACCGGCTACTACAACACCATGGACGCCGACCTGCTCCGGCTCGTGCTGATCCTCAAGGGCCTGGGCCTGGTCCAGGACGGCACCACCACGGGTCCTGTCCCGGTGATCCCGACCGTCACCGGATCCAAGGCTCAGATCACCCCGGTCGTCCAGCAGATCATCTCCTACCTGGCCAGCGCGGGCGTCGTCCAGGACGGCACGACGGCCGCCACGGTCCCCGTGGACACCTGGCAGGAGGTCACCCTGACGTCCGGCTGGACGGCCTACACGACGGCTGTACGCCCCCGTTACAAGCTCAACTACGACAACAGCGTGAGCATCGAGGGGCGGGTCATCCCTCCTGGCACCGTGACCAACGGCGCCACCATCTTCACCCTCTCCACCGGCTACAGGCCTCCCTGCCAGAAGTACTTCACCGCCGGTGTGGCGGACGGTGTCTCCGGAAGCCTGATCGTCGGCACCGACGGAACGGTGAAGATCTGGGACTTCGGAGCGACCACCCCGGTCCGGGTCCTCATGCAGTGCCGGTACTCGCTGCTGCCCTGATGTCGGCCGGACCTCCTCACCGACGAAGGGGTGAGGAGGTGGCCGGTGAAGACGTTGGCCTTGTCCAATGGCGACCTGGTAATGGATTCGGGCTCGCTGAAGACGCTGGACGGACCGGCAAAGATCCGCCAGGACATTGCCCTCGCCCTCGGGGAGCGGTACGGAGACGACCCGTACAACCCCGGCTGGGGCTCGGTGCTGCCGCAGTACATCGGACAGCCGATCACGGACGACACGCCGATGCTCGTCCAGGCCGAGGTGAACCGCATCCTCCAGCAGTACATCGCGAGCCAGCAGGCCCGGCTGACTACCGCGTCCCTGAACAACCAGCAGCACACCATCAGCACGTCGGAGATCATTCGTACTGTGAACTCGGTCGACGTCTCTGCACAGTGGGACACCATCACCGTGCTGATCAACCTGACGACCATGGCCGGGCAGACGATGACGATCAGCAGGACGGTGAGCTGAAGTGGCGACCTCGCAGGCGGATATCGTCTCCCAGTTGAAGGCGGCCCTGGCCGCTTCGCTGCCGGAACTGGACACCTCGGTCGGCACCCCCATGGGCAAGATCATGGACGCCTTCGCGGGCACCCTGGCCGACGCCTATCTGGAGAACCAGCTCCTCACCTACACCTACGACATCGACGCCAAGACCGACGCGGACCTGGACGCCTTCTGCCAGCTCTTCGGCATCGCCCGCCTTCCGGCCCGGCGGGCCACCGGAACGGTCACCTTCACCCGGGGGTCGGACAACACCGACGCCGTGGTCTTCATCCCGATCAACTTCCAGATCACCTCGTCCACCGAGACCGGGATCATCTTCCAGACGGTCACCGGTGCCACGATGAACGTCGGCGTCCTGTCGGTCACCGTGCCGATCCAGGCCGTGGACGCGGGCCCGAGCGGGAACATCGGCCCGAACCTGATCACCAACATGTCCTCGCCGATCCAGGGCGTGGCCACGGTGACCAACACGGCGGCCACCTCCGGCGGTATCGACCAGGAGACCGACACCGCCCTGAGGACCCGCTGGAAGGCCACCGTCTTCCGGAACCTGGCCGGGACCGAGGACATGTTCCTCGGCATCGCCCTGAACGACCCGGACTGCTTCTCGGCCAACGTGGTCACCGCCACCAAGCAGATCCGCGAGCAGATCCAGATCGCCTCCGGGGCGGCAACATCGACCGTCAACGACGCCAAGTACGTCTTCGGCACGCCGGTCTTCCTGGGCACGGACATCGACAACGGCGTGGTCTTCGTCAACGGGCACGACTACACCTTCACGGCCACCCTGCCGCCCACCATCACGGTCAACAACACCACGGCCATCCCGAACGGCACGATCTGCGACCTGGAGTACCAGTACACCCCGACGGCCTCCCGGTCGGACCCGGCCAACGGCATCCTGAACCGGATCGACGTCTGGGCCGCCGGGACCCGGGCCGTGGCCGCCCAGCAGTCCCTCGTGTTCCAGAACTCCAAGACCTTCGGCAGCTCGTCCTACCCGGTGACCAACTTCATCCGGCCGGACGGGACTCAGCCGACGGCCTCCAACGTCTTCATCCCGCTCGCATACGGGCCGATCCTGACCGTCTCCCCGACCGTCACCATCGGCTCCACAACGTACGGCCTGGCGACGGCCGCCAACCCCATGGGAACGGTCTCAGGAGGCGTCACGTACGCCTACCAGATCGTGCACGACAACACCGCCAACGGCTGGACGCCGATGTCCCTGTTCGGCCTGGAGTGGAACGCAGGGACGCTCCCGGCCAACAACAGCGTCTTCACCCTTGGCGTGGACGGCGGCTACACCTACAACGAGGTCCCGATCTCCATCCAGAAGGAGCTGGACTCCTGGCGGCTGGCCGGAACCGACGTCCGGGCCCATCAGGCCACTGCGGTCCTGCTCCAGTTCTCCTTCGCGATCATGTACGAGCGGATCTCGTACCCGCCGCAGGTGAACCAGTCCATCAACGCGGCGCTGTCGGACTGGCTCAACTCCCTCGGCCTGAACTCCACCGTTCAGGCTTCCGACGTCCTCCAGGTCGTCCACAACGTCCCCGGTGTGGACAACGTGCGCTTCCTGAACGGCTCGGACTACTCCGGCTGGACGTACGCCACCACGAACAACTACGCCGTCGGCATCCAGCGCCTCACCAAGTCCGGGACCGTCCAGACCTCCTACGTGGACACCACCGGACGACCGCAGGACCACCGCTTCACCGACTCCGAGGTCCCCCAGTTCGGCGGTTGCAACTTCGTGCAGAAGGCCCAGAATTCATTCGGCTCATATTAGTTTGGGACTTGGCTATGATCAGGGCAAACGAGAGGAGTTGACCATGCTGATCCCCCTGCGCGACAAGACCGGTGCGGTCATCGCTCATGCCCTGGTGGATGACGATGTCCCGGAGTCGATTACGAAGTACCGGTGGGGCCTGAACAACGGGACCTACGCCATTCGGCACAGTTGCGTCGGCGGCCGGAAGAACCGCACCCACTTTCTGCTCCACCGAGAGGTGTTGGGCCTGGAGAAGGGTGACCCCCGCCGGGTAGACCACATCAACGGCAACACCCTGGACAACCGCCGAGAGAACCTGCGGCTCACGAACGCCTCTGAGAACGCCCAGAACCGACCCGTACGGACCAAGCGCGGAACCTACCGGGGCGTCACCTGGAAGAAGGACCAGGGGCCTAAGGGGAAGTGGTGCGCCCGCGCCACGCTCAACTACAAGACCCACCACATCGGCTACTTCGATGACGAGGAAGAGGCCGCGTGGGCCGTCGTCAACTGGAGGCGAGAGAACATGACCCACTCCAGCCATGACCTGGCGGCGGTGACCTGATGGCCACGCCGATCTTCCAGCAGACGACGAGCTTCTTCGACACCTCTGCGGCCCCCACGACGGGAATCATCCCGCTCCAGTCGGACCCCGCCGGACCCCAGGTCACGGGTGTCGAGCGCGCCA